TTGACAAGGAATAGTTATGAAAATGAGAAGCTTCTTATTCCAATTCGGAAAATGGAATAAACAACCTAAAGAAATAAAACGTGTAATAAGTTATGTTCTTAATAATTATGAACTTAAATATGCTGAGTTTACTGAGGGAGCTAATAGCTCTACTGCTGTTAACCTCTTGGTTATCCCTAGATTAGAAAGCAGACAATTTGTTAAGACTAAGATAGAAGTATTTAGAGGATCTACCTTTCAAGAAGTTAATAAATACACTGATGATTTTATGGCTAAAGGTGATTACGACAAGATTCAACTGATGAAGCAATCTTCTGTTGGCCATGTTATCTTGATGTTTATATTTTACACACCCCGAATACCAAAAAGAAGAGTTTAGTTTTGGCTAAGAAAGGGAAGACTGCTTTAATATTAGAAGCAATAACTCCAGATCAGAATATAAAATATGGAATAAAAGTAGAACATCTCATTCAAAATGAAATGAAATATATAGTTAATAAGTATATCTACAAATATCGGAAAGCAGTATTTGATACTTTTGGATGGGACACTGACGACTTACTTCAACAAGTTAGACTTGTTCTTTGGAAAGGTGTTGCGACTTTTGATACTAGTAAGAAAGCTAAGATAGAAACTTACTGCTCTACTATGCTTTACTATGCTTTCTTAAATATTTCTAAAAAATGTAAAACATATAAACATTCGCTATCTAAGCTGTATTGCCCTGAAGAGATGTTTGAGAGTGAAGAGCTAATCTTTTATGAAACAGGAGAAGATTGGGTCAGGTATGCTCAATCATTTAAAGTTTTAATGAATACCTTAACTGATAATGAGCAAAAGGTTATTGTCAGGTATTTAGTTCATGGAGAAAGCACTATTGATATAAGCAAGCAGACTAAAATAAAAAAAACTGAAGTCATATATATATTGAAAAATATTAAAATTAAACTAACTCAATATCTTGGAGATTGAAAATGACTAATAATCTCATAGTAATACAAGAAGATGATTATAATAAGATTGTAATGTATAAGGATTCTTACAAAGGAATTATAATTCAGTTAATTAGAAAAGGGAAAACTAAAGAACCTGAAGTTTTAATTTCATCGATAAATCTACCTTGTGTTTCTTTTGAGGAAAATCTTAAATCAGAAGTTAGAAAGGAAATTAGTATTTTAAAGCAACAGATGAATAAAATTCAAATGAATGATATAATGATTGAAGGAATATTTCAGGATTATAGGAGTATTAAATGAGTAAGAGTGAATTAGAAAAAGTCGGGATGCAAGCGATAAGAAAGAATTATAGGGGCAGAGAAAAAATTAATGTTAGTATTGAAATACTTAAGTTAATGGGTGAAGACTATATTGCCAACGATTTAAGTATTAATCAAATAGCAGAGAAATATAATGTTGTCTATACTACAGTTCAAAGTGTTGCTCAAGTAGGGAAGTGGTCTAAAAAAAGGCAAGAGTTTAGAGAGAAAATGGTAACTCAAACAGTGAAAGACTGTGAGATCAAATATAAAAGAATTGCTAGTGATATTGGAGAACTATTTTTTAAGCAGTCTCAATATATAAAAAGAAGATTAAGGCTATTGAAAGATGGAGAACCAGTTCCTCCTCAATTAATGAAGCAAGCATTAAAGCTTCATGAAGTTGTCTCAAGAGATCTTCTTAAAGTTAAAGATATAGATAAAAAATTAGTCCCATCTAAGATAACAGCAGTAGCAGAAGGTATGCCTTCAGTTATAGATATGCTTGAATATCAACCTGAAGATAAGAAGCCTATTCTGAAGAAGCCAAGTATTGAAGTAGAAGTTAGTGCAATAGACACTGAAGAGGAATCTAAGTAATATGGAAGTTTCACCTTTTAGGATAAATTATATTCCTCATGGTGGTCAGATGGAAGTTCTATCTGGAATAGCTAAGAATCCCCAGGCCAATGTAATAACAGTAGATGCAGCTAGGGGTTGGGGGAAAACGCTATGGGTTGTTAATAGTATCGTTATTCCTCATTTATTACATAGTCCTATGGCTCAAGTTATGTGGGTTGCTCCTACTTATAAGATATGTAAATCTCCTGTTGATGATGTGTTCTTTGGTTATGATGAATTAACTAGTGAACGATTCGTACCTCAATTCTGTGAAGAAACTAGCTTTAAGTATTGGGAGTATTTCAAAGCAGATAATGAAATTCACATGTTCAACGATACTAAAGTATTTTTTAGATCAGCAGATAATCCAGATTCTATCGTTTCAAAAGGTTACTCTTTAATTATTATAGATGAAGCTGCTTTGATAGCTGAAGATGTTTTTAACAAACAAATCTTAGCAACTGCTCGTAGACAGAATTGTAAGATTATTCTCATATCAACACCAAGGGGTAAAAATTGGTTTTATTATAAATATTTAGATGGCCAGGACTTAAACAAAAAAAGTTATATTTCATTTAAACAACCTTGGTGGAAGAGGCCAGATTATCCTAAGTTGCTAGTTAATTTAATGCAAGATCTTCCTGAACATATTAGAAAGCAAGAGTTCGATGCAGAGTTTATCGACAACTCAGGTGGAACATTCAGGAATTTAGAATCAATATTTGCAGGAAAACAAATAGACTTTGAATCAGATCAACAAGAGTGGAAAGATATTCCAGATAGTAGCGAAATAGAAAGTAGTCAATATGTATTGTCTGCCGATCTAGCTAAATCTAAAGATTATACAGTTCTTTCTGTGCTTAACACTAATACTAGAAAACTACATTATTATAGAAGATATAATAAAACAGATTATAAAATAGTAGTTAAAGATATAGAAAGAGTTTCTAAGATGTTCGATTCTTGTGACGTTATCTTTGATGCAACAGGTATCGGAGCTTCATTAGCTGACTTCTTAACAGTTAATGCTTACCCTTATAAGTTCACTAATGAATCTAAGAATGATTTAATTAATAGACTAATTTTATCTTGTGATTATGACAATATCAGAATCCCAAACATAAGAACTATAAGACAAGAGTTTGAGTTGTTCGAATATAAGATAACAAGAACAGGCAAGATCTCTTATTCAGCACCAGCAGGGAGACATGATGATTGTGTTATTAGTATTGCTATGGCCAATTGGTATGCTGATGAATACGGAGGTTCTGGAGAAATTAACAGTATAGATAACTTCCTTGGTGTAATGGGAGGTCAAGCTCCTAAAGATTTTTTTGATTTTATGGATAATGATAATGATTAATAATTATTTTCTTGCCATTTTATATTAAAAATTACAGAATAGACTTCATAATCTAAATATGGAGGTACAAATGACAAATGATTTAAGAAAGAAGCAAATTCAAAAAGAGATAGACAATCAAACAGAACAACTAAAAACTCACAGAAACAATATAAAAGTATTGAAAGCTAGAATGTCGATTCTTGAAGAAGATGACATAGTTAATCTAGTTAAATTACAAGATCAGATGGATGCTTGTCATAAATTAAAAGATAAAGTTTCGGCTGATTTTTATTTTCTTCATGCAGAGCTACAAAAACTGGAGCAATCATAATGTACAATGAAAAATCAGACTCACAGGAAATGATTGATGCTGTTTATGATTGGAAAACAAGTACAAACAATGATGGTTTTGATACTAGTTTCCTTGACTCAATTCAAGAAGCTCTCATTAAATATGGTCAATTAACAAGTGGACAGCATAAAGCTTTAGTAAATATATGTATAAAATTCAAAATAGGAGAATTACAATGAAAACACAAACAGGGCCAATAGAAAAAATTTACGATGATCAGATTAATCCATTAATGATTAAGGTTATTAAGATATGTAAGGATAATAATATTCCTCTTGTATCAAGTTTCCAACTTGATTACTTAGAAGAATCAGATAATCATCTAAAATGCACTACTGCATTACTTCCTAATGGATCTGAGGATAATATGATTAAAGCTAGACAAGTTTTATTAGGCGAAGATAAAGGAACAATACTAACCTCAATGATAATAAAAGGTGAAAAACAATGAAAACAGAAAGCACACCAATAATAGTTACTCCAGCAATGCTTCAATCAATGTCAAGAGCAACCTTTGACATAGAATGTTTACGAGATGTTTCAAAGCCTTTTGGTTTTGATAATGCAGAGTTCTTAGGAATTGCTTGTGCTTGCACTGTAAATCATGAAGGAGTCTATAAAGATTTTGTTACTGATGAATCTGCTTTTAGATGTTTTGGTTATCTAAATAAGCATCAAATGATTGTTGGCTATAATACTATTGGATTTGATTTCCCATTACTAGGTGGATCTCTTTTAACTCCAGAAAATCCTTACTCTAAAAGATATGTAGAGAATAGTTTTAAAGGAAGAATGATTGATTTATGTCGTGATTTCTCAGAAGCATTAGGTCATAGAGTTAAACTTGAAAGTGTTTCAATTCCAACTCTCGGAGATCAAAAGGAAATGCAAGGAGGGTATGCACCTCAACATTGGAGAAATGGAAAATGTATGGAAGTCCTTGAGTATTGTCGTGGAGATGTTAGAAGAACAGATGATCTTTTAGTTAAAGCAGTTAATGGTGAAGAACTATTAATGAAGACTAATAAAGGTGTAATCAAAAAATTTAAGTGCCAGGTGAAATTGAGGTAATTATGAATAAGAATGATTTATATAAGCAAAATAGATATTTATGTAAAGTAGTACGAGTTATTGATGGAGACACTGTTGAAGTTCTAGTTGACTTAGGATTCCATGCTTCAATCTCTTTACATATTAGAATGGAAGATGTGTTTGCTCATGAAGTTAGAGGAGGTTCAGCATTAACTAAACATTTGGCTAAAAATGAAAAAGCTTTTCTTCAAGAACTAGTTGATGCAAATGAAGGTTACTTTTGCCTTATTGCTACAGGTAAACAATCATTTACTCGATGGGTTGGTAGGATCTTTGATTCAAACAAGGAAGATATTAATCTTAAAGTAATTAAATATATAGATGATCATTATCCCATAGAGCATATAGAAGGGTAGGCCTTCCTTGGCCTTTAATATCTTCCTTGATATTATCTATTATATAACAATATATAAGTAAAAGTATAGGAGTCAGTAATGGTTAGATTAATAAGCAGACAAGCATATAAAGAAGCTTTAGATAGTGGTCTAATATCTGGGATGAAGGAAAAAGTTTATAAAGAATTATATAGACACCCTAATTCAACAGGAAGTGAATTGTATGCTTGCTTTAGTTATAGCAGTAGTTCGACTAGCTCTAACCTAACAACTAGACTTGGTGAGCTTAGAGATATGGGTGTAGCTGAAGAAGTAGGATCTCGTAAATGTAAAGTGACAGGTCAAACGGCAACAGTTTGGAGATTGACTAATAACTATCCTATAAAATTAAAAATAAAGATACCTAAATCAAAAATAATTAGACAACTCAAATATGATATTAGAGACTATCTTGAAGTTGTTAATACAAGAACAGCATCATTAACTCGCAGAGGAATAGCTTCAAAGCTAGAAGAATTTGCAAACAGACTAGGAGAAATCTTATGAATAACAAAAAATATTACTTAGTATCATACTATGCAAGATTAAAAGGTAATGGATTTGGATTTGGTCGAGAGTATATATCAGTTGATTTTGGTAATGAGTTTTGTCTCAAGAGCTTTGAGGACATGGTTATTATCGAAGCAGGGCTTGGTGATAATGATGTTAATTTTATCGCTAGAACTGAAGTTACTCAATCAGAATATGAATATAATAAAGGATTAGCTAATGGGAACTAAATTAACATTAGGTCAGATTAAATTACTAAGAGCTAAGTATGGAAAGAATTGGAAAGAAGCTTTGCAATGTATTCCTCTTCCCGAGGAACGTAAAAGAATTACTAAAGCTAAAAGAAAACAAGCAAAGAAATCAAGAAGACAAAACAGGAAGAACTAATGTTTAAGATTATGTCTGTATGTTCAGGAGTAAATGGATTTGATTTATCTTTAGATCCAAGAAAGTTTAAAACAGTAGGGTTCTCTGAGATAGATAAATATGCTAGTTCAGTATTAAAATATAATTACCCAACAATAAAAAATTATGGAGATATGACTCATGCAAGATTCACAAAGACCTTACCCGATTTTGACATTCTCACAGGAGGAACACCTTGCCAAAGTTTTAGCATTGCTGGAACAAGAGAAGGACTTGAAGGAAAATCTGGATTATTCTTTAGTTATGTCAAAATCCTTAAAGAGCGACAACCTTCATATTTTATCTGGGAAAATGTTGAAAATGTTACTTCCATTAATAATGGAAGAGACTTCACCATTATTCAAAGTATGCTGGCCGAAGTTGGGTACGATCTCCAATGGCAAGTTCTCAATTCATCAGCGTTCGGAGTACCCCAAAGAAGAAAAAGACTATTCATTGTCGGAAATCTTAGAGGAAAACCCATCAAGCAAGTACGATTCATCAAAGGAAGTCGTGCAGTTGTTAGGCCAAAAGGCATTGACTACCTTGAAAGACATGGTATTCGTAAAGACAGATCGATATTTATTGCTTATTCCAGAAGCACCAGACAAAACCATATAGATCATAGAGCAAGGATTGAAGATGATGCTAATACTTTAACAACTGGAGATGGTTGTGGGAGTTTATCTAGTGGTAACTTTGTCGTAAAACCAGATGGTTCTCTTAGAAGAATTACTCCAGTAGAAGCCGAACGATTAATGTTATGGCCTGATGATTTTACTAAGTATGGAATTAACAAGAAAGGTGAAAGATACCAAGTATCAGATACTCAAAGATATAAGTTGATAGGAAATGGAATAGTGAGTATAATCCCACAACAGCTAATGGAGGCTTGTTTTTTATGAAAGTATCAGAAATTAAATGGTTAGACGAAAAAGACCCTACAATTAAAGAAATCAAAGAAAGATTCAAAATGTTATTTGATTCTTTAGTTGATGATTTTAATAGAGTTAAGGATGAAATTACTAGCGCACAAGAAAAAGAGATGGAAGTTCCCGAAGAACATATCCAAGGGGTAAAGAATAATCTAATCTTTAGCTTTATGCACTATGCGTTAGGATGTGAGTCAGTTCTTTCTGGGGAGTCAGAGATAGCTAAGAAAGCTCAGTCATTATCTCTTGCTAATAAATACACGAATGAGGCATCAAAATGATTTGTAAGACACTTAAGAAGATAAAACCAGTAGTTGTTAAGGATAATCCAGTTGTGAGTGCTATGGCCGATTTAAGAGGCTTACCTCACTTCTTCTATATCTCAGGACATAATAGTAAAAGACAAGGAACTGTTAATTATTTAGGTGAGTCAGAGAATCCTTGGGCTAATAGGATTGGAAGTAAACTTCAAATTTCTATGCAAGATACTGTAATCCCTATCCATTTAATCGAAAGACCTTCTATTGGAGGTTACTCTCATGAATGTCGAGCAGTTGCTAATAAAATTAAAAAGATAACTAAAGGTGAGATTTCATTTGGATATAACTCTCACTTCAATTCAACAGATGGTGGTAAAGGATCTGAAGGATTAGTAGCTAAAGGGACTAGAGATAACTTTGATAATTTTTTAGCTGATATATTTACAGATAAGTTAGCTGAAATTGGAATAAAACAAAGACATGGTGATGGAGTCTTCTTAGTAGATAAGAAACATAATGGTGCAGGAATGTTAGATAAAATGTCTAAAGTTAATTGCACTAGTATTATTGGTGAACCATGCTTTGATTATAAATATGCAGAATCTATTGCTATATTTGAATTTGAAGATAGATTCGTTGAGATACTTAAGCAGTCAATACTTGAAGCTTATCGTAAACGTGGATATTTAGTATAACTAATTATGGGAAGGTCAGGTCATAACTGGCAATATAGTTTAAATGCCTTTGCCTTAAATGGTAAGGATGTTCCAAAGCACAACACTGATAAAGTTGGTTAGCCGAAGGAAGTAGCAAAATAAAACGTGAATACGGAAATCTACTGTTTTAACGCTAGAGTTCTTAAGTTCTCGAATGGAGAATTGGCAAGCTCCTATTGGTGATAACTACTGGAAATGGTACACCCTTCCCTCCTTTTAAATAATATAAAATAATTATTGAATAAAACTTGACTCTTTGTTTTTCAATCATTAATCTTTTTGTAAACCAAGGAGATTAAAATGATTACAGTAATAGTTCCCTCATGGATTGTTTACCTATTAATAGCAACAACAACCATCTCAATTATCCAAGCTTACTTTCAAATAAAGATAACTAAAAAAGAAGTAGAAGATAAAGATAGTGAGATCTTAGAAAAGTATATCAAAATACTAGACCAAACAGTTGTAAATTTATCTCGGAGATATGAAGACTCTTCTTATGGTGAGACTCTTATTGCTTGTCCTTTAATGTTCAAAACAATTAATAAGATAAGAGGTAACTATAATGATTAACAATAAATTAAAATTCTATACTGAGAAATGTGAAAAGCTTAGAGTAGAAAACAAAAGACTCTTAACTATAATAGAAGAAATAGAAGAGAAAAGTATAAAATGTTTCATTACTGAAAAAGAATTAGATTTATTTTATAATGAATGTGATTTTAATATTGAGATAAATAATCCTAAAATAATTGATCAAGACATTCCTGTAATGATTTATATAAACAAATTAAAAGAAAGTAATGATAAAGATATGCTTCCAATGGAAGGCCTAAATGGATAGGGATTCAAAAATAATACTATCATGGACATTCTTAATCTCTTTTTTAGTTTGCTCTATTGGAATTAATATAGATCTTACTAAAAGGATCAAGAAACTAAAAGAACAACTATCATCATGCATGGAGGTAAGATGAAAATTATAGGGATAAGTGGAGAGTTGGAGTCAGGTAAATCAACAGTAGCTAAATACTTAGTAAATGATTATGGATATAAAGAATATTCATTCGCAGATAATTTAAAGCAAATGTGCATGAAATCTTTCGCTCTAACTTATGAGCAATGTTATACATCTAAAGGGAAAGCAGAACAGTTAAAGAGTAAAAGAATACTATCGAACTTTCCTATGATGGAAATCTTATGTTGGGTTAACATAGAGAATAAATGGGATGGCCCTATTGATTACGATAAGATACACAAAATTCTACACCGAGGAGAAACCTTTTCAACTGCAAGACAGATACTACAATATGTAGGAACAGAAGTTTGTCGAGAATGTTTCTTAGATAACTTTCACGTTAAAGTTTTATTCGATCAAATTAGTAGAGAGAAGTATTCTAAGATAGTTATCTCTGATGCAAGATTCCCTAATGAGAGAAGATACATTAAGAATAATAAAGGGATAGTAGTAAAAACAAAAGATCCCAATCAAGAACATAAAAGTTCAAGTAATCATGCCTCTGAAAGTAATCTAGGTGTAGATGATGATTATGACTTTGTATTTAATAATGACAAAACAAAACCTATAACTGACTTAGAAGATCAAATAAAACGATGTGCTGCTGAGTTTAACCTAGAGAGAATGTAATGATTAAAAGACTAATAATTATGTTAGCAATAATCCCAATTGATATTATTAGTAATATTTATTTTGTACTATTTGAAGAGTTTTCTAGTATGGAATCAGTAGATTTTATAATGGGATTTTTACTAATAGTTAGAGAAGATTTAATTGAATGGTCAACAAGGAGAGACTGATGAAAACAAAAGTAATTGAAGGTGATTTTAAAGGAAATGCTATATTTGCAGTATGGGAATTAGATGAAGAAGGGAACAAGAAAGGAGATAGGCCAATTGTTTCTATGGGTAAGAAGAAGCTAAAAGCCATATTAGATCATCAAGAAGAAGCTAAACAATTTATAGGTCAGGAGTAAGATATGCCTCATATAAGTATGTGTACAGATATATCATGCAAGAGGAGATTTGAATGTTATAGATTCAGAGCAAGGCCAAGTGAGAGTGGCCAATCGTTTGCTAACTTTAAAGGCTGTAAAACTAAAGCAACTGAATATTATTGTGATATTAAAGCAGTTAGCTCAAGTCGTCTTCAGAGTGAGCATGAGTCCCAAAGGTATGCAATTCAAATATTAAATAAAATGAGAGGTAATGAATGATTTGTGATGTAATGACAGGAGAGGAGTTAGCTATATTAAAAGATCCAAGTATTCTTAAGTATATTAATAAAACACTAGGTGAAGAAAACTTCCATAGTAATCAAGATCAACTAATAAAACATGCTAACTATATGAAATCTAAAAGAGAAGGAAGATTAAGAAAAGTTTCAGAAAAAGATAGAGCAAGATATAAAAGAAAATTAGAACTTGAAGCAATTAGATTAGCATTGAAGACTAGATCAAAAAGAATAGTATTTGTTCCTCCAGCAAAACACTTAAGGCCAGCAAGTAAACCGAGTAGATATATCTGTGCTTGTTGTGGGGAAGAGAAGTCAAATTCAAGAAAGAAGAGAATTATTAGTGGGAAATATAACTATAATATCTGTCAATTATGTTTTCCTAACTTCACATTAAATTACTTATATGAAAAATGGACGATAAATAGACAACAATCTTAAGGAGATTATAATGAAATATTTAATTATTGTATTACTACTAGTATCTTGTAATACAAAACAAAAGAAAGAAGTAAATAAACCAACAAAATTAAAACCAATTACATCTAGTATGAAATATACTTTTAAGTGGGACAATCAAAAGTATACAAAATATCTAGTAGATTCATTAAAGACTAGTGAATTGATAAAACTAAAGCCAACTGATATTAAACAGTTTGGAGTAATAAAAGACCCAATTAGATTCTATGGAAATATATTAGTTGAGATGGCTTATTATGAAAGCAAGTTTAATACTATGGAAAAATATAAAGAATCGTTTGGCTTATGGTCAAGAGGATTATTTCAACTAAGTAAAGAAGATGGTAAGAGATATAAATGTAACTTCACAACAGAGCAAAGTGTTCACAATGCTAAAGCTAATATTGAATGTGCAATCTTAATTCTTCAAAAGTTGGTTAAGCAAGATAATCACCTGGCAGGAAGAGTAAGAGGTAAGTGGAAAGGTGGAGCTAGGTATTGGGCTGTGCTTAGAGGCACAAGAAAATATACAAAGAAAGCATTACAAGCAATAAAAAACATTAATAAGATATAAGGATAATTATGAATACATTAATATATAAAATACATTGCTTTTTGTTTACGTTATTACATCCTACTTATTGGGTAATGAATGAAGACTATGATGAAACTTGGGATAAAGAGTTAATAATGTTAATCAATCATTATAACTTTTCATTCACATCTAATAAATACACCGCTATGATAAATAATCTAACAGTATGGACTGCAAATAGACCTTATTGTTGTCTTACACCTTACTTAAATGGAAGTTCTCTTCCTTTAAGAGCTTCCAGATTAACAATTTATCGTGCGATAAAAAAGCTTAAACACGACCAAGTAATTGAATTTACTAACAACATAAAAAATGGAGAAAGATAGTGGATAAAATACTAAATAATCATGAAGCATTACTGGCAATTTTAGACGGAAAGATTGTTAAATCAATTGATGGAGTTAAATACCAATACTCAGAAGATTGCATACAAACAATAAAATCCAATGGCGTTCTTTTTAAATCTAAGCATTTTAACAACTGCAACGAGTTCACACTTGTAGAGCCAGAGCGAGAGACTATAACACTTTATGAGCATATCGGTGATTTTGGTCAATCTATATTTTTAAATAATGACAAAAAATACATATCTTTTCGTGCAGGGAACAACACTGCTGTTGGCAGTAAATACCAAGACAAATACCATAAACTTTATCGCAATGATATATGCCAAACAGTTAAGGTTTGGGCTGACACTTTGGAATACGTACAGGAGGGAGAATGAATAACACACACTTAGTAATAAACAACATTAAAGATACTTTAGATCAAAACTTTTGTGAGTTTCATAATATTAATGATTGGGAAAAACATAATCATGAAGAATTAAATCAAGCTTATAGTTTTACCAGTGGATTTATATATGCACTTGAAGCTAATAATAAAATACTACACAGCAAAATATCTCTTCTCAAAGAACTAATGCTATTAACTCATGAATGTGTAGAAAATGAGCAAGCATCAGAATTACAAGTTAAGCAATGGAATAAATATATAACAAGTTTCCCAGAGGAGGCTTAATGATTAATTATTGTAAATGTGGAGAACTTAAATTAATTACAGGTAAGTATTGTATAGATTGCTCAAGACTTATCGAGATAAAGAATAAAGATAACAAAATTGAAGAGTTAGGTGAGACAGCAGCTCGTCAGAAAGATGAGATAGAACTTTTAAAGAAATCTTGTACTGCTTTTATGGATAAGATAAAAGAGCTTGAATCAATTATGCTTGAAGCAGGAGCAACAACTCACAAGAGTAAACGATTATACACTTGGTATTGTGCAAATAAGGAGAAGCAATGATAACACATTATTATGGATTAGAAGATCAGGAAATCATATCTGAAACAGATCGTGATGAAGCAATCTATCAAACTATAGAAGATATGCCTTGGCCACTAGCAGAGTCTTTTAATTTAATAAAATATAAACCACAAGAGCTTTGCGAAACTATTATAAATCAAGCAAGTGAGATTATATTAGGAAGTATATTAGAATACTTTGACGAAAACTATGGTTGTCCAGACGGCGATACAATAAGAACTAAAGCAATGAAGGATTTAACTGAAAAATATGTTGAAGACATAAAAAAACTATATAGAGTTTGGCAATTAGAAAGAGTTTCCAAAGAAGAAATTAATATTAAAAAATGGATAATTGAAAATGAACCACAATGGTTAGTAACAATGGAATTTGAGGAGGATTAAAAATGAAAGTTAATTTAGTAAATGAAAATGAAGCAGTAAAAAAAGAGTATGTTGATTTTGTATTAAAAAACATTGACCCTGATTATCAAGACAATATGAATTACTTTATTGAAAATGGTATTGAATCAGCTACAGGTGAAATGATAGTACAAGAAGTGAAGTATAAAGACGGAGAAATAGGAGAAGAAATAAAGGAACTTAAATTCAGCATTAAGTTTAAAGATAAATCATATTTTCAACCACATAACGATACTGAAATGCAATTCACATTAGACGCTTTAAGATCAATATTAGAGGGTGAAGTAAATACTTTTGTCACAATGGCATCAGAAAATGATTAGGAGAAAACAAGATGAAAATTGAAATTGATTTAAACGAAATTTTAGGTGATGAGTATGGAACAGAAACGATTGAGGAATCGGTAAGAAGACAGGTTACAGATTGGCTTGTTACAGACTTTAAAACTAAGATGGGAAATGTGTTAGATGGTGAGATAAAAGAAAAAGTTGATAGTTTAATAAAGGATGAACTGGAAGAAAAGTTTCCAAAAATGATAGAAGATTTATGGGAAATGGAATATAACCCAGTGACTAGGTATGGTCAAACAGAAAGAGAACCAACTACATTAAAAAATGAGCTATTAAAAACTATTTCAGAACAATTAATTTATAAAAAAACAGGGTATTCTAGTGACAAAACTGTATTTACAAAAGCAGTTGATAGGTCTGTTGAGTTAGGGGTTAGTAGTTTTAAAAAAGAATTTGATGAAACAGTCACTAAAGAACTTAGAAAAGAAGCTTTTAAATATGCTTTAAAACAGTTGTCAAAATAAGGAGAAAACAAGATGCGTGAAAATAATGTTGTATTAGGTATTTTATGCACAATACTTTCATTACTTTTGTTTATAGTTAGCTTCTCTATAGATTTATCTAAAGCAGAGAAAAATATATTATCAAACAAACAATTTATACTAGATAATGCTACCTATAAATGTATTAAAACTAATGAATTAAAAGAAGGAGAATAAGATGAACGAAAAAGACTTTGAAAAATTACATATAGGACAGGAGATTTATTTTGGAGGCGAACAAGGAAAAATATCGCATCTTGAATTATGTGAAGGAGAATACAAAATAGGATTTAGATCGTATTCAATGTCTTATATTTTTACAGATATTATGGATGGTTTATTTTTCGATAAGCCAAAAGCTAAAGTTAAGAGAGCGCAATATTTATATCGTTCTGTTGGGTATAAAATTCCCGAGATAACATTTAGAATGTTTATAGACCAAGAAGACTTTTTAAAAAGTATTCATTCCCATGAAAGTAAATTTGATTTCATAATAAGATTACCTGACACAGAATATGAGTTCGAGGAGTAACGATGAATAAAACAGAGAAAAGAGAATTTTTAATAGTTTTTACAGTAATGTGCTTAATACTAATATCTTTTGCTTTTATAGGAACTAAGATAGTAGAAGATTCAAATTTAAGAGTGTCATGCCAAAAGTCTTGTTTAATAAAGGGCTATCCTAAATATACTTTCTTTAATAAAACAAGAGAATGTTATTGCAAGACACTAAATAAATCAATATTTAATGAGGATATAAAATGAAGCTATTCGATATAAATAAGTTTGAAATACAAATCTGGGAAAGAGAACTAACTAAAGCAAGAGTAAAAGAAGATTCCACATACCAAGAATATATGAATGATCCAATAACTGAACTATTAAATGTTCATAGAGAATTTGCTCAGTTCTTAAAGGATAATAAAGGAAAGGATAGATCTTCACCCAAAGCAATGAAAACAATAAAAGACTTAAGCATAAGAGAAAAGAAAGCTAATAAGAAAAAGGATAATCCCAATTATAGTATTTCTAGTCTATCAGATATTTATTACCAGGCCAAAAGCAAAGTAGATGCAATTCAATCAAAAGTAAGTAACTTAAAATACTACCAAATGAGAAACGTATGAATGATTATATAACAAGAAGCCTACTTAAGATGTCAAACAGAGGAATAGGTAAGACTTATAACTTAGCTAAAACAGTAAGAGATTCTAATGGAATAATGATCTGTATAAATAAGAGAGAAGCAATAAGGGTAAAAGAAGAATATAATATAGAAACATTATCAATTAGTGATGTAGAAAGAGGCCTGGCATTATCAAGAAATAAACCAATATTCTATGATCAAGACTGTATATTAAAATTAGAAGAAGATAGATATGCAGAGATTAAGTATTTAAAAGATCAAGTAAATGATTTATATTATAAGTTAAATCAAATAAGGAAGATACTTAAGTAACCATATATGGAGCATTAACCCTCAATTTGAGCTTAATATGACATATATGATACATTAAGAACCTTTAAGTAGGATATATACTTGCCCATCTCCTTTACTAAAAGCGAACCGATAGGTGAGCTTTATGCTCTCTTTTAACTATGTATATACCCATATTTGACATAAACCTATATACTCTCCAGAATATTAATATGGAAGATAAAGAGAAAACATTAGAGCAAGTTCAATTAGACCACATAGAAAAGGTACTAATGAATAATAATAATCATAGATCAGCTTCAGCTAAGATATTAGATATGTCTCTTAGAACTTTATATAATTGGGTAACTAAGTTACAAAAGAGATCACCTAAATATAGAGAGTTTGAAAAGAAAGTAACTAAAATAAGAATGAAGCAAAGACAAATAGGAACAACTAAACTATATACATATAGTGTTAAACCAGATAACTACTATAATTTAACTGATGAAGAATACCAATTACCAACTAATGAAGAAAGAATAGAGTATATGGATAAACTAATTAATGCAGACTATCCTTTTAAGGAATAACTTTGAAGACTACTTACTTAATACCAGAATCTTTTTATTACTATATCCCTGATAGATTATATCTAACCTATGATGGATATATATTAAGATCTAAAAAAGAAGTAATAGAAGATGTTAATGATGAAGAGTATAGAGAAGAGTTTATAGAGGAACTAATAAAAGGAAACTTAATATATATAGGTGAAGTATGATGGATAAGGAATATAGTATAACAGTAGTAGCTGGCCAACACGCAAAGATATATACAGCAGTTTATAATGGAGACTTAAAGGAATTTAAAACATTCCTCAATAGTCATGAAAGGTTTATCTCAATAGGAGAGTATATTATCAATGTAGATTTTATAGTTGAAGTAGAACTAATTAATGAGAATTAAACAAGGTGGAACATATTCAAACAACAACTCAAGTCTATATGTATTAGTAAACAATATAGCTTTACTAAACAAATTAACATTAAGATTAAATCTATCTTTCATAAATAAGAACAATAATAAACTAATAGAAACAAACAACTATAATATAAATATCCAAACAATAAAAACATTCTGGAAAGAATATTATCCCAAAACTAGCATATCTCGGTTTTATCCCAAAACTAACATAATGGAACTAATAACAAAAATAACAATAACAATAATATTCCTACCAATTACAATTCCATATACCATCTTCTTATTTAGTTATCTATATATATCAAGAAACAATATAGAAACTAATGCATCAATAAAAGAAAAGAACATAAAAGAATAACTAATACTTATAATCAATATATAACAATTATACCTATTACATACATATACATATAATAAACCTATATAATCAATACTCATATACTATACATATCAATATACACATATATATAAACATAAGAGAAAGAATACATAACTAATATATCAACTAAGTATATTAATCAGTATATTGACCAGTAGAGGCGAACGGAGTGAGCCTATATAGCTTGACTACTCTTCTCCTTTCCTTTCCTAAAAGCTCTTTTAATCTCCTTTCACCTCTTCTCACCTCCTTTCACCTCCTTTCACCTCCTTTCCTAAAAGCGAACGGAGTGAGCTTATACACCTTCAGTAAAGAAAACTGAAGCAATGCTACTACCTTTCAATATCTTTCTTTATCTTTCCTTACATGTGTAATATTAACTACTTACCTTAGCTACCAAGCACCTTCTACATAGTAAAGAAGTCTGTTAAATCAATCAACCAATAGTATGAGAAGCCTAACTTTTGTTTGGCATACCAAACACCAATGATAACAGGTACATACAAGTAAGTAACGTGGAGAGTCGTAATATATTGATTTATTAGTACGAACTTAGGAATATAAAGCTTCACAACTATATCGCTAAATAAAGGCTATTATGGGAAAAATAAAGCACTTCAAAAAAGCACCATATACGAGAAAAACAGCCTGTCACTCGGCCAATGCCTAAAAAGTCTATCTTTCCCTATACGAAAACCGCACCATTAAGCACCTATTCACTTAACTTATTATCAACTACTTACATATTATATAACGACTTAACCCCATATAACCGTAATTATGTGGGGTAAACAACAACACCTAAACCATTAGAATCATTCAAAACAGTGGCCTTTGTCCTATAGGTACATATAAGAATCTTATAAAACACATTTTCAACACATAAAAGAATTATCCCAATTGGCTTTCACATATCAATCAATCAACACATAAAAAGAAACTATAAATAAACCTTTTAAATCTCTTATTATATTTAGATCATAAACTTATTATAACTTTGTTCCTAAGCGAGCGTTAAGCGAGCCTATACATACGTTAAGAACGCAAGCCGATTAACTTATTAAGTTTTAATTTAAGACGCTTAGAAACGATATGAGAGCGTATGAGAGCGTATGAGAGAGGCCCGGGCCTTGTGAAAATAAGGAACGTATGGCTAAAATATATATATTAGTGGTCATTTATATTTTTAAAAAATATGCCTTTTTTCATTTAAACCACAAAAAACGTCTAAATTTTTTTAAAAAAATAAGCTTATTTTAATTATTATTCAATAATTATAAAAAAAGATTAAGCCGTAAGTTATTGATTTTATAAGGATATACGTTAAAACTTAAAATAAATTAAAAAAAACTTGAAATAATAGACAAATAAAACTTGACGGAATAACGTATATACGCAATTATAGCCGTAACGAAAAACAAGGGATTTAAAAAATGAAAACATTAAAACAATTTGAAGCGAGAATTTCAGCAAAACATTACAAAATAATTATGTTAATAAAAAGATCATTAATTTAGAAATATCAACTTAAATAAAAGGTAAAAAATGAATTACAAAAACTTAAAAAACACAATTAAAGAAATTAAAACGGCTTATAAATTAGAAGAAATTAAAATCTTAAAAGGCAAGAAAACAATTTTAATTGAGTTCTTAGAATATAATAAAAATTCAATTATTGAAATATTAGTCTTAAGAAAGATTAAAAGACTTCAAGCGTTAGAAATTAAAATATTAAAAACAATATAAAAAGAATATTAACCGACCGAAAAGGTCAAAGGAAAACAAAATGAAAGAACAATTACAAGAACAATTAGAAACAAGTAAAAATTTAAGTGATTTAAATTGCCAAGGTGAAGAACTAAAAATCAAGTTAATTCTTGAAAAGATTTATAATCAATTTGAAAGAAAAATAAATATAAATGATGAAGCTTTCTATTGTTTAAAAGATAATACAAGTGAATTAATGCAAGATGATTTTAGAGACTTAATACATGGTATTGAGTTCATGCCTGATAATTATAGGTATGAAACGGCCTACTCAATTATAGGTAATTTATTAGAGTATAGCTTCAATGATTTAGACGATATTCGAGACATTGAGCCTGAAATTTGCGACTCATTAATTAGTATTTATAATCATCATTTAACTAATTGGTTAAGTAGTAATTTAAAGCGTCAAAGATTTTGCAATGAGGCCCTAGAATTAGAGCTAGGCAATTCAAGAGATATTAACAGTATTTTGCAAGCTGGCCAATACCTAGAAGCACAAGAAATTTTCAACGGTGTACTTGCCTACTTAGAAAAGAACTTAGATTAATTAATTAAGGCCCTGACAATAGGGCCTATTAAAAACATTAAAAGAGATTAACTAAACATTAAAAGAAACATTAACCAATTAACAAAAACTAACAAAGGAAAACAAAATGATTTACAAAAAAACAATTCAAACAATTACAAATTTAATTAAAGTTGCTTCAAAAGATGAAACAAGAACTTTTTTAATGGGGGTAAATTGTCGGCCCGGAGAGTATGACACTGTAATACTAGAATCAACAAATGGCTTTTGCATGAATCAAACTATATTAAACGATAGGGGCTTTAATGAGTTTTTATTTGATAATTTCAAAGAGGGCTTAATAATCAATAGAAATAATGAAAAGGGATTAAAAGCCATATTAAAAGAGTACAAAAAAGAAGGCCCCGAGTTAACCTTTTCATTAAGTGACAATTTAATTATTCAATTGGGAGATAAATTTTTAATGCAATTGAATGTAATTGATCGGGATTATGTAAAGCTTGATAGTATTCTAGGCAATTTAAAAGAAAGTGAAGAAAATTTTAAAATAGGTTTTAATTTTGACTTATTAAAAGATTTAGTTTCTAGCATGGAAAATTCAGGGAAAACAAAAATAATAACATTTAACATTAATAAAAAAATGATACTTGAAAAGGATACTTGCACAATTAAGCCTATTCTTGTTACTGGAAAAGCAATACAAGGCATTGAAAAGGCCGTATTAATGCCCTGTAAAGTTTAATTGGGATAATAAAAGGAAAGGTGAAAAGTTGAAAACAAGTAATATATTAAAAAAGATTGATAAATTAAATGGATATAATGAGAAATTAGAATATTTAAACAAGTGTTTTTTAAAGGCTAAAAATGCACAAGAAGAAAATTTAATTCTCGATATGATTAAACAACTAAAATTTTTTGGACAATAAAAGGTGAATAATATGTATAAATTAAAATTAGAACAAAAACAATTAAACAATTTAATAAGTGTATTAAGTGAAGATATTATCGAAAGGTTAATAGTAGTTAATAAATTATTTGATGATCTTACTATTCATTTTGAAGATGATGACGAAACAGAATACTTTAATATTAAAAGAGGCTTAAGCCACAAAGAACAATTACTTTTTTCTTCAAGTTGTCAATTATTAGATTTACTAGAATTAAATAATGAATATCATAATCCTTTTAATAGTGTTGAATTGTCATTATTAAAAAATTGCCATGCTACACAAAGAGTATACGACTTTATAAACATAGGGGGTATTTAATGAATATAATCCCATTGTCTAAACTTACTTATAATATTGATTTATCACAAAATGAATTTGATATGCTTATAAATAGCTTAAGCGAATCGGTTTTGCAAACTACTAAAAGGATTAATCATTTAAATGATGAGCTTAGTTGTTGGACAATTGGCGATGGTGAAATTTACTTAAAAATTACAGGTAGTATTGAAAGGCTTGAAAAACAATTAAAACTCCAGGCCAATAATTTAGTTGATATGCTTATTAATAACTTTAATTATTACAATCCATATACTACTAGGGAATTAAAAACTCTTAACCAATTAGAAATAAATAAACCAATTATAAAAATTTTAAGCCAAGGAGTATATTATGGAATTTGAAAAGGAAATAATATCTATATTAGATAACGCTTGTCTAATAATAGCAAATGATAAAAATTTAAGCGATAACAGAAAAGAATATTTAATTGATCTAATATCAAATGTTCAAAATGAAATAGAGGATTAAACCATGCAAGAAAATGACTTATATAAATTACATATAAAAATGATGATACTTGATAACTTAGATAGTAGTTATAGAAATTTAATAATTGATGAACTTGATTATTTAAATTCTAATAATTGCCCTGAATTGCATGAAGAAATACTTAAAAGTGCCAATAAATTTTTAGTTAATATTAATGCAATTGCTTGGCTTGATAGAACTCAAAACTTTGATTTTAGCTTTGAAAAATTAAATAGTTATTATTCTGAAGCAATTAGAATTAAAAAAGCGATAAAGCAAAAAAATATTAAGACACAACTTCAACAATTAATTAATGATTCTGTTATTGAAGAAAGGGAAATTATTGACTTGTTCTTAAATAATATAACAAATGAAGAACTTGAAAAGCTTTTAAAGGATAATCAGATTAATATAGATGAATTAGAGGATAAATGTAATGAAAGAAATAGTTAAAGTTTTAGCTGAACATTTTAATATATATAGAAATGAAATTATTTTACCTACCCCCGATCAATATGATGATGAATTTACGATATTTAATAAACCAATTGAAGTTGTGACTTTTGATGTAGCTGTTAATACTGAAATTGAAAGTCTAGGTAGTATAAAATTAGTGCTTAATTTTTGTACTATAAATACAGTTGGCATATATACAAGATTAAGTAATTCTAATTTATATTTTAGGTGGCTATAATGAATAAAATAAAATTGCATTGGGAGCTAGGTATTGTTTTAGAAGATGAAACTACTCAAACAATAGGATTTTATAGCGAGTTGGATATGGCTATAAGTGCCTTAAACAATGCTAATGATGAAAGTGCTTTTATTGATTTATGGCATTGTCCTGAAGGTGCTAGATCATACCAATTAAACCAAGAAATAACTAAGAAACAATTAAACCAATTAACAAAGGAAAATTAAATGAAAACATTAGAAGAAATTTTAGAGCAAGATTATACAGCAGTTGATATTGATCAAAGGTATGATGAATTTTTAGATTGTGAGGGGCCTGTCAGTGTTGCTGGCCTTGAGTATTATCCAAGTAGGATATTAAGCGAAATTGACCCTACTGCTTATAATTGTGGATTATCTGATTTTATTGATAATGAGGATTTAGTTGAATACGATGGAGAGTATTATGATCGAAATGATTTTGATGAGGCCGAAAGTGATTTTGATAATCAAGAAAATTTTGATGATTATTCTCATTCTGAATTATGCGACTACTTAAAAATTGATGAAGATAAAAGAAGTGACTACGAAAAAGAAACTTTAATCGAAATGGCCGAAGAAAAAGAAGAAAACAATTAACAAAAGGAAAACAAAATGCAAACAATTAACCAATTAAAACAAGAATTAAAAAAACAAAATGAAAAAGTAATAAAAATAGATAATAAAATACAATTGGAATACAACAAAATATTTGATGATATTAAAGACATTAATGAATTAATTAAAAATGTAGATAGCTTAGAAAATTATGACTATATGTCATGCAATGATATTGATGGTGTTGATTATGTTTATGATATTAGTCATATTAGAGGATTATTTAAAGAAGATGAACTTAAATACTTAGAAGAATACTTAGATAATAGCGAGACTTGTTCCTCAGTTAGTGGGCTTTATTCTTCTTCACCAATTGTAGTTTCTTCAAGTGCTGAAGAAATATTTATGCTTAACGATAGGGGTACAAAAAAGGTAATTACTCCAATGAATAGAGATGTTACTTATTACCTTAATGATCATCATGCTTTTTTAATTGCTGAAGAATGGCGAGAAGATAATGGGATATACTGCGGTTTATTTGTTGTTAATGATTATGATAATACTTGTGAACATTATAATTATTCATTACTAGAAAATAATATAATGGCATATTGTGAAAAAGATAAAAACGAAAAGCTACAATCTCTTTTAGACTACTACCTTATTCAAGATGATAATGCAGTATTAGATGAAGAGTTTGGCCCTTATTGGCAATTATTAGACTCCAGTTATGTAGTTGGTAAGGACAATAAAAGTGTTGAAATTACTTATAATATCCTATTAGAAGAACTAAGCGATTTTACTGAATATGGTTTAAAAGAAATTACCGACAAGTACCAATTAGAGATTCTTACTGATGATAATTCTAACATGGCTAGATTGACTAAAACTGTAAAGGTGAAATTTTAAAATGAATTACAAAAAAATAACTATAGGGATAGGTGAAGATAGTAAACCTTTAAGAATTGGTAATGAAGAAAATCGTAAACCTTTTAATAGAAATATTTTTGAAAAAAAGAAATTTAAAACTAAAGGTAAATTGATACATTATAGAGAACTTTATCAATATATTCTTAATAAATTAAGATTAGAATCTCAGCATATCGAAATAGTGATTTTAAGAATTAAAATGCCTTTATCTGTTTTAATCGAAGAATCATTTTATAGTAGTAAAGATAAAAGTGATATATTTAGTGAATTAATTCATAGATATATGGATTATCATTATTTTTCAGAACATGGTGATGATTGGTACGAATGGGCAGGAGAAGAAGAAGATAGTTAATAATAATAAAATTTTTTCGGGAGGAAAGAATGAGCAAGACAAAAGAAAAAACAACACAAGATAAAGTAGCACAAGCAGTTAAACAAATAGCCAATGTAGTTATCGTAAAAGTTGCTATCGATTTTTTACAGTCTAAAGGTTATCAGGTTAAAGGGAGTAAGTAATGCAAGAACAAATTAATAATATTAAAGAAAAATTAAAACTTCTACAAGAGCAAATACTCGAAATTAAAAGTTGTCGAAGTTTATCTCAAGAGTTTGGTGGGCCTCAAAACTTATACCCTAGAAAAAAGTGTATTACTAAAGATTGCACAAGAGAGGCCCCACAGTTTAGTAGTGACTTATGTGGAAAATGTAGAAACAAAAATAATTGGAGTAAGTAATGCTTGACCAAATACTAGACGAAAAGCCTAAAAAGAAACATAAAAAGCCAGGCCCTAAAAAAAAGCATGGCAATTGTAAAATGAGTCCTTCAACTATGAATAAAAGAAGAAGGGCAAAGGAAAATCCAAATAGGAATCCAGTTGGTAGGCCTACAAGAGATGATAAAAAACGTATGCCTAAATTGATTAAATTACTACCTGATTCTTGGAGAGAAATAAAGAAAGTTGGAGATGGTAGTTTTACCCGAGGAATTGATTTAATTCTTCAAGAATATAGAATAAGGAGAATGTTATGATTATCGCTTGCATTATTATTTTAATATCACTTAAGGTTATAGAACTAACTTTACCGAAATAGTGTATATATAGTACATGAAAAATAGTGTAGAAAATATATATCGCTTTGAAAAGACTTCAAATAACACATGGGCCGAGAGTTACCGAGGGTATGATGCGACTATCGCATACGTTCCTGGCCCTAATCCTTATTCTTTAATTGTAAACGCAACTATAATTGGGAGCTATGACACTTGGAAACTTGCAGTTATAGCTTTTAAAAATTTCCTTTCAAATAAACCAGTTCTTATTTAATTCTAACTCTTATTGTAAATATATATCATAACTAACTTTCTAAAATAGGAGAGTACCTTGACATATAAAGTAGCTGATATAAGAGAAAGAAAAAATCATTTAAAAAGATTAATCAGAAGAAAAAGAAAAGAATTAGAAAACCTTGAAGATGAACTTCAAGAAACTCTAAGAGATTACAAAGCAAAAAAACAATCGAACCAAGGTAAAAGACAAGCAAAACAGTCAATTTTAGATAGAGTAAGAAAAGGTGATATGAGAATGACTAAAAAAATGTTTATGAAAATTTTACTTAGTGAAAAAGAAGATGAGTAAATTTGACTTTATACCTTATATTAACCAAGATTAACAAAGATAACTTAGTAATACTTAAAGAGTAGGATATGGCAAAGAAGAAAATAGATTTAAAGAATTTCAATATTAAAATGATAGAAGATATGCAAGCTTGCACTGTTGCTCAAAAAATTCTATTTAAAAGATTTGAAGGGCAAACTAATGTTGATATTTCAACTCGTAAAAATGACTTCTTAAATATTGTAGATGAAGGTAGGGGCGATTGGATTCTATTCTTTTGCTTAAGCATTATGCCTGAATCTCAAAGGTGTGACTTACTTAGATTTCTTATTGATGATATTCAACAAAGTTTTAAAGGCAAGGTTATAAGTCAGTCATGTGATGAAATGTTTTTATATTTAGAAGGCAAAGGTAATGCTCAAAAATTAAGAAATATGTGCAAGAAGTTTTCAGTAGAAGGTAAAAGAGAGATGAAAGGAACATTCTTAGAGCAATGTTACTATCATATATGTTTTGCTTTAGATAACTATATCCAAGCTACTCTTGGGGGTAAAATACCTCTTATAATAAAAGGATCTGAAGCAGTAATTAGTGCTTTAATCTTATTAGTATTATCTGAAGACGAATTTCAAGATATACATTCTTATAAAAAACTTAAACAAAAAGAGTATGCAATGTACGCAATGAAATTAACAAAGGTATGGCCTTTTGAATAAAGATGCAAAAATATATCCTTTCCCTTCACTTATGGAAATAGCTTTTAATTGTGTTGTTTGTCATAGAGCAGGGGGTGGAATCATTTATAGAGTAAGAGAAGAACAAATGAAAAAAGTAGAAATGTATTGTGAAACTTGTAAACTTTTTAATAAAGATTCAGTCAATATGGATATGAGCAAAGTTCAGGAGTTAATTGGTACTCCTGTATTTCCAACAGGAGAAATAAGATGGGAAAATCTAAGACCAGTAATGAAATAAAAGAAATATATAAAATACCATATAGAGAAAACTTTAGGCCTGAATATATAGTAGTAAATGGCCATAAAATTCTTATGGAAGAGTACCTAAAAAGTCCTAAAAAATACAATAAATTAAAGCCTACCAAAGAAGCTTTAAAGCAAATGAAAGAATATAATATTGATTAACTTTTCTTTCTTTTAAACCTTAAATTAAATAATTCAGTTATCATTGTTGCATTAGTATCTGCTAGTATTTCTTCTACATCATGGGAGAGTGTTGTTTGATTAATTGAATTTCTAACTATCATTGCGTGGAATAATTCATGAAGCAAGGTGTGAATAGTATCTTCATCACTTAAATCTGCTTCTATCTTAATAATATTACATTCTATTAAAAATAATCCATCGACTTTATTTTCTTGTTCATCAGTTAGATCTTTTACTTTTATTATTAAAACTTCTGCACCAAATATAGTTAAAGTTTTAGGTAGTCTCACTTAAGAATCTTTCCACCTGGCAGAACAATCTTATTGTCCCACATGGTGTAGCAGTAAAAATTCCAATTTCCATCAGGAAGTAAATAAATCTCTCCAAAACCAAGTGACCAATTGTTTTCTCTGTTCTTAATATAATCTGGATTTAAGTCTGCCATTGAAGGTAAACTCCTAGCTGAAATAGTGTTGCCTCTTCTAACAAAAGACATAACTTGCTCTTGATGGATATGAGAAAATATAACTGAAGTTCCTGCTGCCAACATGTGATTTTTGCAAGCTGAAGTTCCATGGTACATTCCATGGGTAATTGCTAGTTGTGGGCCTAAGTTGATCCAATCATTGTAATGAATATATTTAATTCCTCTTTCTTTTAATTTGAGTTGCGTTTTTACGTCAAAATTATGTCTGAAACAGTGATTTATTTGCTGTTGGAAATTAAAATATCTCCAATCATGATTTCCTTCAACATAGATTATATTTTTAAACTGCTTTTGCATGGTATCGAAGAACCAATTACCCCATGCGAACTCGGCCTCTGCTGTTGGAATAAAAAAGTCTTCTATTCCATCTATTCTTTTTATCCACCTTTTGTACAAATCATTCTTAGCCATTAAGAAAACTGCATCAAGAAGATCTCCATTAACAATTAAGTTTGTAACATTGTGAATTTTTGCTGTTTTTATTGCTAGTTTGAAGCATTTTAAATTGAGTTGATCTGTGTGAAGATCCCCCATGATCATATATTTGTCTACACCTTTCTTTGGAGGTTCGATAAAATAATCTGCCATAATGTTCCTTGGATTTGTTTATTTTGTTTTGGTTCTTTATATTTACAACAAAGCTTAAACCCAAATATTTGACGTTTCAGGGGTATAAGGCATTATAATAGTGATAAAAGTTGTAAATATCATTATGTATTTATGCTAAAATCAATATTAACGGCGGGCCTTCATGATTAAACAAATAAAAAAAACAATCTTAAAAAATCCACAAGAGAATAAGATTGATATTTTGGAAAATAAGATACTTGAACTAGAGAATAAGCTAGATGAAAGCGATATAGAGGCAGAATTAAGGGCTTTAGACACTAAAAACTACAGTAATGGCAGTTCTAACTCTTCTTCTGATATAATGGGGGTTGTTGGTGAAACGATCAATTCAGCGACTTTACAGCGTCTTTATGCCTCTGAAACGTGGGTTTTTATAGTAATTCACACAATTGCAAAGACTATTTCAACACTTCCCATCAAATTAGAGAAAAGAAAGATACAAAAACAAATACTTACAGATGATAAAGGAAATGAAACAACTACTTACAAAGAAACTTGGATAGATGCATCAGCAGAACCAGAATATGATTTACTAACTTACCCAAATCAATCTCAATTGCCTGTTGAATTTTATATGTTGGTCTTAATTGACCTTCTAGCTACAGGTCAAGCTTTTATTCTTAAAACTAAAGAAGGTGAAATTGAAGGAGATTCAAGGCCAGTCTCTGCGTTAGAACAACAAATAAGATCTCATAGAAAATCAAACGTACATTCTATGTATAGACTTAACTCCTCACTAGTTGAACCTGTATTTGATGGTAACACTTATGAATTAGTTGGGTACTCAATGCAAACTGAAGATGGAATGTATCAATTTACTTTAGATGAAGTAATTCATATTAGACTTCCTAATCCTACTGATGCTTTTAATGGGCTTGCTCCTCTTGTTCCTGTGCTTAAACATGTATTAATTGATAAATTCACTTCAGAACACATGATTAGATTTTATAAGAATGGTGCAAGACTTGGTGGAGTAATAAAAACTACTAAAAAACTCACTAAAGATCAGCTAACAAGATTAACTCGTTCGTTTGAAAATGACTACACTGGAAAAAATAATCATCATAAGACATTAATCCTTCCTGAAGGTATGGATTACCAAACTATTGAACAGAACCCTGGCGAGACTTCTTTGGTTGAATTTTCTAAATTTAATAAAGAACCAATTTTGTCAGCTTATGGAGTTCCACCAGTAAAAGTTGGCCTCTTAGATGGAGCGACTTATGCGAACGCTTTAGTTCAAGAAAAGATCTTTTGGACAGATACAGTAATACCTATGAAAAGGTTTATTGAAGATGCTTTCAACTTAGATTTAGATATTCTAAATGTTGAAAGAAATCTTAAATTTTCTTTTGATACTTCTATGATTGAAGCTCTTCAAGAAAGTATAAAAGACAAGGCTGAAACTGCAATCTTAATGAGTAAAGCAGGATGGTCAATAAATGAAATCAGACAAGAGATCTGGAAAAAACCAGCAGTAGAAATGGGTAATCAAGTTCCTTTAATTGTTTCTACTTTAAACACTCAAGATATGTATGGCAGTTCTTCTTCAGATTCTAATACTGAAGCTTCTGCTCCAAACGATATTGAAACTAAGATTGAAGCTCCTCAACCAGATTTAGCTACATTATCAGACATTGAACCAACTCGGGCTACTTATGCGGAAAGACTTTCTCAACTAGTAGGAATCTTAATTGCTTCAGGAGTTCCATTAGGCCAAGCATTAACCGCGGCCATAGAGCAAGTTGTAGCTGAAGGTCTTGCGCCAGGGGGAGAAAACTCAGAAGCAGTTAAGCCTAATAGTGAAGTTCAAGATGAATCACAAAATCCTAAAGCTTCACAAGATGATGAAGAAAAAAAAAACTTAAATGAGAAAGAATTAAAATTACAAGAATATTGTAAAGCACTAACTGGAGATGGAGTTAAACCTCTAATTGAAGCTAAGTTAAAAGACGTTCAAGAAATGTTTGATAGAATGAAGGTTTTAGTTTTAGAAGATATAAATAAAATTGATTTTAAAAGTTTAACTAAAGATGATAGCGATATTGAAGGGCTTCCTCTTTTTGATTGGATTCTTCAATTTGTAGAGATAGAAAGTGTAAAAGTTTCAGATTCAGATTTAGCAGCTATGGAGTTAGGATTCTCCAGAACTTTACCTAAACAAGCAACTTCATATCCTAATGAGTTAGCTACTAATTGGTTAAAAAAAAGGGCAGCAGAAAAAATTACAGGAGTAACTGAAGTAACAAGAGAACAAATAAAAAAGGTTATTATCGATTCTTTTAAAGCTCAAGACTCCTCTCAAGAATTATCTCTTAAGATACAGGAAACTTTTGATGAAATTAAACAAGGTAGAGCGAATACTATAGCAAGAACTGAAGTTTTAACAGCAGTTTCTCAAGGTCAAAGTATAAAAGTAGAAAAGTTGTCTAATGAAATTCCTAATTTTAAAGACAACTTATTAAAAACTTGGATAACCGCACAAGATGGACAAGTTAGAAGTCCTTTAAATGGAGATAAAGCAAATCATGTTATCTTAGATGGTGAAGAAGTTGCCTCTGATAAGTCTTTTAGTAATGGATTAGACTTCCCTAGAGAAGCAAAAGGCCCAGCAGAAGAAGTTATAAATTGCAGATGTTCAGTTATTTACCACATGAAAGGCGACTCTAATTATATAGACAATATACTAGATATTGATCGGACTCAAAATACTTTTGATTTTATGTTTAATTTCTAAAAATAGAAAAGTTGTAAATATCTTCTTGTAGCATTAGGAGTCGAAATGATTAAGAAAACAAATACTAAGAATAAAAAATCAAAAATATTAGATTGTGCTTTAGAGTGGGACGCAAAAAGCGTTCAGAAGTCAGCAGATGGAACAATCAAAATATCTGGTTATGCGAATACTAAAGATAGAGATAGAGTTGGAGATGTTGTCCTTCCTGAAGCTTTTGAAAAAACATTAAAAGAATACCAAAATAATCCAATATTATTATATATGCATGATTGGGATAAAGTAATTGGCAAAATTACTGAAATGAGTATTGATGAACGTGGCCTTAAGGTTATTTGTGTTATCAGTAATTCTAAAGATTGTGAAGATATTCGATTAAAAATTAAAGAAGGAATCTTATGCACCTTCTCTATAGGATATAATGAAGTTGATGCAGATTGGGATAAAGCCAGCGCAACAAATTATGTCAAAGAAATAGAACTATTAGAAATCTCAATAGTTTCAATACCTTGTAATACTGCTGCTAAATTTTCAATGGTAGAGCAAGAAGCAAAATCTGAAGAACAAGAGAAGGATTTTAGTGAAGGTGCTTTGAAGTTCCTAGCTGAAGCTATTTCTCTGCTTGACCCTTCTGAAGAAGTTACTGGAGAGTTTTTAAAAGAATTAATGGGAGAGTACGTTTTAACCAATAATGGTAATAATCAATAAAAAAAGGAATCAATTATGAAAAAAGAAGAATTATTAAATTTAATTAAATCTTTAAGAGGAAGTAAAACTAAATCTTTAAAGAATTTAAAAGCTGAAATGCCAGCTAAACCAATGGATAATGCTGAAGAAGAAGATTCTGAATCAGAAGATAATCCTAAAGAAGAAGATGAAGAAAAAGCAGAACCAATGGATAATCCTAAAGAAGAAGAATCTGAACAAGATGATTCTGCTTCTGAAGAAGAAGCTGAAGAAGAAATGGATGAACCAATGGATGATCCTAAAGAAGAGGAATCTGAAAAAGCAGATCCAATGGTTGAAATGTCTCAAAGATTAGACATGATGGCTGAAGCAATGGCTTCTCTTTTAGAAATGGTTCAAGCATTAACTACAATGGAAAACAGCGAAGATGAAGGTGGTGAAGATGAAGCTTCTGCTGAAGATATGACTGAAGATGATTCTGAAAAAGAGTTTGAAGGAATGACGGACGAAGATGGTCTTGAGCTTCTTGCTGAACTTACAGAAGACTTACAAGGTCTTTCTGTTTAATTGTTGTATATATTAACCTGAAACTCGTTTAATAAAAAAAAATCGAATAGGAGCTAAAAATGAACGAAGAATTAAAATTAGCAATAAAAAATGCTAAAGCAGCTTTGAAAAAAGCAAACAAGAAAAAGGTTGCCGCAACTCAAAGAAGTGCGACTCCTAAGAGACAAACTAAAGGTGAAATGTCTGAAGTTCTAGTTAAGAACTTAAGAAATTTTGGTGTTAAAAGTATGAACGATCTTATGAAAGTTGATACTTCTGCTAAGAAATATTCTTACCTTGGTAAACAAGAAATTGAAGCAGTCAAGAGTTTAAAAGAAGCTGTTGATGTTGCTGTTGTTACAGCACAAATTCTAAAGTTTAGAGAAACTGAAGGTAAATCTTCAACTATCTCTGCTGAAGATGTTAAAAGTCTTTCATTCTTTAATGACGAATTAGACTTTCACATGAAAGCTTTTGGCATTAATACAGGTAACGATGGTTTTGATTGGATTCCTACAATGGTTTCTGATTCTTATATTGATGAATTTAATTTAGATAGAAAAGTATCTGGATTATTTGCTGAAATTAAAATGCCTTCTAATCCTTATAGATTTCCAGTTTTAACTGGTGGTGCAATTGCTAGAAAAGTTGGTGCTATTAGTGCATTAGCTCCAGCACAAGTTTTCAAAACTGATAAAACTATTCAGTTTGATGCTGTTAAAATGACTAACCAATATGAACTACCTGAAGAATTGAATGAAGATTCAGCTCCAGATGTAGTTAAAGTTATTCGTCAAGAATTAATCGAAGGTCAAGAAAAAGCAATCGAAATTGCTATTCTTGAAGGTGATACATTAGGTGTTATGCATGATGAATCACAACTTCCAGATGTTACACCTGGCACTTTAATTACTGCTATCACTGACTCTCCTGAGTATTTCTTTGATGGTTTAAGAAAAAGAGCTTTAGGAGCTGGAGCTGCTGGTAGTGTTAATGCTGGTGGAGCAAAACTAACTGAAACTGAAATGAGTGCTTGTCGTTCAAAAATGGGTAAATTTGGTGTTGATCCATCTCAACTTGCTATCATTGTAGAATCAAAAGGTTATAATCAAATGTTACAACTTGCTGATGTTCGTACTCTTAATGAGTATGGTTCAAAAGGAACTGTAATTACAGGTGAGCTTGCTAAATATGAAGGTGCGCCAGTAATCGTATCTGAATATTTAAGAGCTGATACAACTTCAACTGGTAAAAACGTAACTGCTGGAGCTAATAACTTTCTTTCTGTTATAATGGTTAACAGAAAAAGATGGTTCTTAGGTCTTAGAAGAGCTGTTCAAGTTAGAGTTGAAAAAAATAGAACTCAATATGATGTTCTTGATTTAGTTTCTTTTTGTAGAAAAGCTTTCCAAGGTGTTTTGAAGGCAGATTCTTCAAATTATGCTCAAGAAAGTTCTGTTGCAATAATTTACAACATTCTTGCTTAGTAGAAACTTTTTAAAAAATTAGAATCCAAGGGTGGGTGAGCTTTAAAACTTACCCACCCTTTTTTCATTAAGGAGTATGTAATGTTAATAAAAGTAAAAGGCGATTGTAAAAAAGCTAAAGAAGCATTAGGCACTAATATTGATTTAAGAGATGGTCAATTATTAAATGGCCCTGAAGACAAAATGAAAGTCATGGCTCAAAAATACCCTGATCTTTTTGAACTAGTTAAAGAAGATGGATCTTCTTTTGAAGAAGTTCTTAAGCCTAAAAAAGACAAAAGATATAAAAAAGGTGGAAGGTTTAAATTCTCTTAAAAATAAGAATAAGAAGTTAGTATAGAGGGAATTATGAATTTTACAACTAAACAGTTGAAGATAAATAATACGAACGTATTATTAGATCTAGCTTCATTCTCAGGTAATTCAATTATACCTTTTGAGGTCTTAACAGGATCAAGGATAACAATTACTATAGCTGTTAAAAATATAACAGCAGGAGCAATAGTACAAGCTCAGATAGATAATGGATTTTCTGTTACTTATCCTTTTATTACTTTAGATACTATATCAGCAAATGGTGTTGGTTATTTTACTAAAGTTTTTTCAGATATTCATTCATTATTTAATGTAAATATAAGTGTTGTTGGGGGATCTGCTAGTTTTGCATTGGTTACTTCAGTTGCGGATAATGCAGTTGCTTCAACTCTGGATGCTAGGATTTCTAATGCAGAGATCTCTGTTGATTTAAACCATGTAGTTCAACCAAACGGAAATTATGATTCAGTTAGAATAGGTAATGGATTCAATGAATTAAATATAAATGGTGATGGATCTACAAATGTAAGAGTTGATTCTTTTAACTCTCAGTTATCCTTCCCAAAGGTATATAAATACCAACCGCTTGTTAATGGTGCTTCTAAATATATGAATGTAGATGGATCAGGTTTTCCGATTGATTTTTTATTTGCACCTATCGCTGGAGAGGTAATCCTAATCGATCAGTTATCGTTAATAATGATTGATAAAGGATCAATGAAATATGATGTATTTGCTTCAATAGGTAAGCAATTAACTAATGGTTTATCTTTAGAAATCAAAACAAATAATAGTGTATATAACATAATGAATATTAAAGACAACCTTGACCTAGCTTCCTTTTTTGAATCTCCTGCTAGTGATAGAGATGATTCATTCTTAGATAGCAAAGATCAATTTAGAGGATTCTCAAAATTTAAAGAACCTATCATTTTAAAAGGTAGTAATGGGGATTATATAAAATGGATTGTTGCTGATAAATTAACAAAAGTAAAAACAATGGCCAGTTCAATAAGATACTGGAAACAAGCATAGGAGAACAAAATGGCACAAATGAAAGTAACATGGCTACAACTAAAAACAGTAGCTAATACAAAACCTAATTTATCAATACAAGTATATGATTTAGACGATCATTATTTTTGTTTTGTAGTTGATGGAAGTTTTACTTTAAGTCATACTTTATCAAAATTCAATGCTGCTGAATCTGCTGATGTTTTAGATTTAGAAACAAATTATATAGCTACTGGTTTAGCCAATAAGCAAGTAGATACTAAGCAGATTAGAGGTGGAACAGATTTAACTCTAATCGGAAACATTGGAGATAGATTAAAAGTTGAGACTTCAGTTCCTTCTTTTACTGCACTATACCAGCCTGAATATTTTTTAGATTCTGTTGGAGGAACTGTTGATATGGACGTAGATGCTTCTTCTGCTCCTATTAACTATTCAATTACAGTTCCAGTTGGCGAAATGTGGTATCTAACTTCATTAGATATATTAATGATTGACAAAGGTTCTTTAGATCCTAAAGATTTTGGAGCTATTGATGATGGCCTATCGAATGGTGTAGAAATCTCTGCAAACATAAACGCAATCAATCATGTAATGTTTAACATAAAAAATAATATGGATTTATCATTATTATTTAATAATATGAATAATAATGATGGAGCTAATAATGAAGATGGTTGGTTAGATAGTAAGGATAAGTTTATATCTAAGAAAGAATTTTTTCCTTTTGTTAAATTAGCAGAGGGTGATTCAATCACAGTAAAACTTCAGGATGATTTAAAAGGTCTTAAATACTTTAGAATGATGGCCCATAAATTTAAAGGATTATAATATGAATAAAATGGTATCATGGGTGTTCTTAAGAGATCTTTCTTTATCTAAAGGGATCTCTATTCAATTTTATGAAGATATAGATAGCATCTTCATTTACCTTATTGATGGAGGTCTTACTTTTCATGTTGAACTTGATAAGAATGATTCTAAAAATGCTGCTGATATTATTGATTTCAATACCAATTATAAACTTAATTCAAATAAAAAGATTCAATCTACAGATCAAGATGGTGCAGTTTATACGATGGCTAAGATGGCCCCTGAAGGTTGGCATTTTTTTAATCAAAGTTTAGAGTTTTCTCTATCAACATTTAATTCTATCTATGAAAAAGAACCTGATGGTTCTGATTATAATCATTCTACTTTATTTTTATATAAAGGTGACGATATTAATGGATATACATTGTGTATAGATCAAGCCGATGCTGATGCCAATTGTAGTAAGACTATATTAAGATGGTGGCCAACTAATGATTATGCTTTAGTTGGAGGTAAGTTAAGAGCTAACATTGAAATATTAAATAATTGTAGATTATGGATAGTAGCAGCTCCTTTGATCCCTAAGATTTATGGTGGAGATGTTGATTTTATATGTGGGACAAATTTAAAGTTTTTAAAAGCTAAAGAAGATTTTGTAGTAGATTCAAAAACATCTAAAGTCTTTCCTTATCATAATGGTTCTGGAGAAAATTGTTTCGACTACATATTTAAACACTTGCCAGGTGAAAAGGTTAGCTTTGAGCTACAGATTTTTATCTATAAACAGTAAGGAAATATTATGTCAAAAGTAAGAGTAATACTATCAACAACTAAAAAATGGAACTTTGTTAGTTTCTTTATTAAGTTAGTATTAAAAACTAAATACTCTCATACTGCATTAGAATTTTATGATTCATGCACTAATCAATATATGATCTATGAGGCTTCTAATGGTGAAGCTCATTATATAGAGTTAGAGAACTGGTTAAAGACGAATATTCCTATTCGTATTTATTCTATAGAGATACCTAAAGAGACTAAGTTTACTATTCTGCGTGAAGCTAATAAGACTCTCCAAACTAAGTATAGTGTTATGAATATAATACTAAACTTAACTAATATAGCTTTTGGTTGGTCTTTAGGATTTTTTAAAGATGGCAAGAAAGGATTAATTTGTTCAGAGGCAGTAGGCTTATTACTTAAGTATAGAGGAATAAATTTTAACAAAGATTATGACCTAGTGACACCTAAAGATATTGAATCTAAAATGGAATCACTAATTGCTTCTAACGAAGCTTACATAGTAAAGATAACTTAGGAGATTGTTATGGCATATACTAGTATTTTAAAAGATAGTTGTTGGATAGATGTTGTCCAAGCTGCTGATTGGATTAACATAAAAGATATTAAAGTTAGTGTCGCTGGTGTGACTCCTTCTCCTGATAATATTAAAAGAGTTAGACGCTTAGAAATGTTTATAAATGCAGCATGTGATAAAATAGAATCAATAATTGACACAAGAGTTTTAGCTACTGAATTTACAGAAGTTAGCGATGGTAATTCATCAAATATAATTCTTCCTCAAATGTGGCCTGTTCTTGAGGTTAGTGAAATCAGAATTGATTATAATAGAGGATTCTCAGATCCGACTATTCTGACTGATTCAGTTTATTTTAGTCGTGGTTCTGCGGATAAAAGGCAAAAAATAACAGATACTCAATTAAGAATTATAGGAAATGATGTAGTCTTAAGAGATGATAATGAAAAACATATAGTCGGCCAGATCTTTTCTGGTTCTGTTCTTGGTGCTATTCGTATGAAGTATCTTGCTGGTTGGTGTAAAGATTTCACTATTGGTGTTGATGCAGATTTAGAACTTAAAACTATTGCATGCACTGATATTCCTTATGACCTCATACTCGCGGCCTTACAATTAGTTGAGTATTGGTATTACCAAAGAGAAAATAAAGATATTGGAGTAACAGCAAAGGGTGTAATGGGTGAAAGTTATTCTAAATTAAGTGATGGAATACCTAAAGATATTATCGAAAAGCTCGATCAATATATTAACTATTCATTCGGTAGTGCTAATCAAATGCAAAGAAATACTTGGGACTTATAAATGAAAATATTACTAACAAGTAATGCATTAGATATAATAGAGGAGTTTGAAAACTCCTCTTCTTCAGTTAAAGATGGAATGAGATTAGAAATGTTTAGAGCAATGTCTATACTTAAGTCTCAGATACAAGATAATATTAGATCTTATATGAATGTTAAAACAGGTAATTTATTAAACTCAGTTCAATTTTCAGTAAAAGAAAGTGGGAATGAGATTATAGGAGAAGTTGGGCCAGAAAATGTTCCTTATGCTCAAATACAAGAAGAAGGTGGGGAAATCCCAGCTAGATTCATTAAACCTAGGATAAAAAGTGCCTTAAAATTTAATGGTAAAAATGGGATAGGTTTTTCAAAAGGACACATGGTAGGTAAATCAACAATAAGACCAAAATATTATCTTAGAGATGCAATTGATTTGCACTCTGATTATATAATTGAAAAATTTGGAATATTCGTTGAAGGAATATTGGGGGAATAATAATGGCTACATTAAATCAAGCACAAATAATTGCAATTCATGACAAGATAAAAAATATACAATCTAAAAGAGCTAGGATTATGGAAGGACTTAGGCTTATTTTAGAAACTATTACTACTGTAAATGGGTATACTGAAAATGTATGTGAAGTAACTTATGAGGTAAAAGGTTGGAAAGATAAATCTGAAGACCAAACTCCTGTTCTTTATATAATAGATGATGCGACAACTATTACTCGACATGCTGGATGCGTGAGAGAATATGTCTGGCAAATAAGAATATACGGAGTCTATAGACAAGGTGATATTCTAAAATTAGAAGAATTTATTTCCGATGTAGAGCAATGTGTTTATGATAATAATACATTAGCTTCTGAAGTTAATAAGTGCGAAGTAACTCAAATAACTACAGATAATCAATTATTTTCAGTTCAAAATCAAACACATCTATTTGAGATGATTGTATCTGCTGAGTACACTAGAAAAGCAAGAAGCTCACGATAACAATAATGTTGTATATAAATAAGGTAAACCCACATAAACAGGGAAGGAACAATTATGAACGATAGAAAAAGACAAGTCTTAGCCAAAATCAAAAGGCTACATTTAAGTAAAAGAAATTCATTAAATTTTCAAATTAGCGGTGTTCGGTATGATGGTGTCCAAATGTCTGATATTTCTTTTGATGAAGAGGTGATTAAATTTTCTTATAGAAGTAAAAAATATATTATTTGTATATCTGATATTAGTAAAATGAGGAGACTACGAGTAAGAAAATGGCTTTTCATTGTAGAAGGATTAAAAGAACAAAAAAAACAGGTAAAAACTTCACCTAAAAAAGAAGAAAAAAAAGAAATTAAATCTGTAAAGATTAAAAAATAATTTAAAAGAGAGGAAATTATGAGTAGAGACTTAAAATCAAGATCATACGAAGTTTTAGGAGTCGATCAGAAGATATGGATCGATCAAGAAACAGGTGGATATGGAGATACAGCTACAGGTGGATTAATTCCACAATCTTCAGGAGCTATTGAACATATCGCTGCTGATATTAAATTTGATATTCCTAGAGAAGATTCAGGCGCACGTTCTGGACGATCTTTAGTTACTAGATTAAGTGGTAAAATTAATGTTGAATTTTCTTTTGAATCATATATTGTACCTGGCACTCCTGATAGTTTAGGAAATCCTACATTACCTCCAGTTCATGCTTTCTTAGTGTCAGCTTTTGGAGACTTTGATGTAACTAATCCTGCTGAGATTAAATATGTTCTTTCACGATTAAATTCTAATTCTTTTAGAATTATAGAAGAAGCAACTCACTATGCAAGATTAACTACTGGTTGTGTTATCGATACAGTAACTTTTTCTTTGCCTGGCGATGGTAAGGCAACATTTAAAGCAGATGGTTTTGCTCAAGATTCTTTAGTAGCTGGTGAAGGAAATCTTTCTCAAGCAATTACTGGTGTTGAACAACTTGCTGCTCTTGTAGAGCAAGATATTACTTTTGATGCTTTAATTGGTTCTGGAATAAATGGAAATTTAATTAATGTTAAATATGTAACTGGTGGAGTTGCTGGAGCAGAAGTTGTTACTGTTGTAGGTAATAATGTTGAAGTTTCAATGGATTCTGGAGTTTCAAGTGCAACTCAAATTCAAGCTGCATTAGCTGGATCTGCTGCTTTTACTGCAATAGCTACTGCTACAGTTTCAGGTGTTGGAGCAAATACTCAACTTTTAATGGCTAACCCTTCTTTCTTAGTAGGTGGTCTTGGAACTAACGATATAAAATTAGGCCTTAAAGAAGGTAATCGATACGAAGTTAATTCTTTAGTTGATATTATTGATATTGATGGCAACACTATTATAGAAGCAGCTAGATCTATTTCTGCTGTGTATGAAGGTGTTAATGAAGATATAGTTACTCTTGGTGGAGCTGCTTTGGCTGCTTCAAGTGTTGGTTCTTACTTAATGGGGCATGCTCCTGAAGTTTATGCTCCAATAACATCAGAAAGTGCGCTTTTAGGACTTAAAGGAACTTTTACTGTTGCTGGATTTAACATTGGAGAGTGTGAATTAATTAGTGCTGAAATTGCTTTGGCTAATAACTATACTAAAAAAGACTTTCTTTATGGAACTAACAAAATTTGTGGATATATTCCTGACAAAAGACGTTCAGTTACTTGCAAATTAGATGTTCTTTTAAATAAAGATAACTTCTCATTTTATATGAGAAATAAGAAATTTGTTGCAGAAGATATTACAATAACATTAGAACCTAATGATATTCCTGCTCCAAGTTTTAGTTCTTCTGCTGGTAGAACTTTTGAGTTTAGATTGCCAAAAGTAGAATTTAGCATACCACCTATTGAAAACCCTGCTGATGGTTATGTTACATTGTCACTTGAAGGAGTCGGCCTAGCTACTTCAACTGATAGTTTAGATGATGAAATGACGTTAACGATTAAGTAATTGGTCATGCTTAATCTCCCAAGGAAGCCTCACTTTAATTAGTGGGGCTTTTTTTTTACCTTTTTAATAGATAAATTGTATATATAATGTAGGAATTGTACGGCTTTGTCGTATTTTTATTAATTTTAACTAGGAGATTCAAGTGGCCATTGAAAAAATCGACCCAAAAAAAGTAAGAAAAATTGTTTCAACTCAAGATGGAGCAATAGACAAAGAAAAAAGTGACATGGATAAGTATGAAAAAACATATAATGTTGATTATCTTAAATTTAAAGAAGGAATCTTTCCAACTTATTTTTTAATTAAAAATGTGAATACTTCAGCTCAAGCTACTATCCAAGAAGACCATTTTCAAGTTGAAATGCCTGATCCTTCAGATAAAGAAGGAAAACCAACAATTAAACAATTAAAACAAACAGAAATGCTTGTTAAATATTTTAAACATGGTTGCTCTTCTTACCAAGAAGAAGGGAAAATTGAAAAGTGTGATATTGATTTGTTTCCTTTTTCAATCATTCAAGAAATCGGTGGTTTTATAATGCTAAGAACTGCGATTGGTGATGATGAAAAAAAGCTTTTAGAGTCATAATGGACTTAGCCTTAGACTATAATAAGTCTAAGGCTTTTAATTGTTCTAATTGTGACAAAGGACTTCAATCTCTGCGTAATTGCGGAGGTATATATAAGAAAAAATCATTAATTGATGTTAATGGTACGATTTATAGAGAATGTCCTAGATCTTTAGCTTTTAATTCTTATAGTGAAGAATTTATTGTTTCATTATATTTTGATTGTAAGGAAAATAGAGTGTGGCCTCATGGAGGTAGCATGAATGACCAAACATCATATTGCGTAGAACTTTTTAATTTTTTAGATAGTATTGTTAACGTGTATAGAGAGCGAGAACATAAAAAACAAATGAAAGAATCTAAAACAAATAGCAAAAGTTAAGAGTAATGTATGGCAATAGAAAAAAACTTAAAAGTAAATTTAACAGCAGTTGATAATTTATCCCCAATTATTAGAAGGGCTGCAAAGATAATTAATTCAGAGTATACCAAGTCACTTCAAACTGCGAATCAATCAGCTCAAGAAAATACTGTCAGTCAGGAATACTTAGTCAAAAGCATACTTTCCTCAAATCTATCTATGAGAGCTAAAGCGAAAACTTTAAAAGTTCTTAGCAAAGATATGGAGAAAACTAATAGTTTAACTGAAGCATTAAAAGATCAAAATGAACAATTAGTGACGACATTAGATATGCTGAATGATCCTTCAGCCTTTTCTTCAATCTCCAATGGACTGCAAAGAATCGCAGATACCACCTTAGCCGTTGGTGGTGCTTTTATTGGACTAGCGGTTATAAAGCAGACATTTGTGCCTATTAAATTAGGTCTTATATCCCTTGAAGAATATATGCTTAAAGTTAGTTTTCGTGCTGATGAGCTTGTTTCAAATATGGCTGCCTTTGGCCCTGCTAGTAATAAAATAAGTCAATCTTTTAGAACATTAAAAACTTCAATGAGTAATTTAAAGTTATCTGAAGTTAAAGAAGGGTTTAAAAATATATCTAAGAAAGGGTTAACTACATTAAAAGCAGGAATACAATCGACAACTCAAACGATTAAAGCCATGTCTTCTAGTGTATCACCTAGTATTCTAAAAATGTCAGGTGATTTTGGAGGACTTAATAAAGCAGTAGTAACTGTTTTTGATACAGTGGCCTTAAAGCTAAATAAGGCAATGTTACAATTAGCAGCAGGAGGACTTAAAGGAGTTCATACTAGTTTAACTATACTTCAGTCTTCTCTTATGACTACCTATCACACCTTATCAAATTTTACTGAAACTGCGACCAATGCTAGTTTAAAAGTTTCTAATGCAATAATTGATAATGCAAAAAGTATGGAGAAAGCTTTTAACAGTGCTGGGGATAGTGTTGGAGCTATGAAAACTTCTAAATTAAATTTATTCAAATTAAAAGTTTCTCAAACTAAAAAACAAGTTATTCTTTTATCTAAAGCTTTAGGTTCTAAGATGGCTAATGCATTTAAAATTATATCAAAGTCATCTCAGTCAACATTAACAAATATAAAATTATTATCTAAAAGTGGATTTAAAAATTTATCATTAGGAGTTAAATCATTTGGTAAAATCATAGTAAGTTCAGGATCTTCTTTAGTAAGATTTGCAAAATCAACAGCACAAGCTGGATCTGTTGGACTAAATTTTGGTAAAACAATGCTAACAATAGGTAAGCACACTGAATTTTTTCATAAAGGACTCTTAGGAACTGTTGCTAGAGCTGGAGCTGTTGGTTCTGCTTTTGGTATAATGGGGTACTCTCTATTGCAAGCTGACACCTTAATGAAGAGACTTACAGGGGTTACTCTTATAGCTTTAGGAGCTGCATTTGGTGGGTTTGCTTATATAGTTCAGCAAGCTGCTGTTGCATTAGGTGGTTTCATTACTAAAATGGGTAATTCTTTTACTAAAGCCTCTACTAAACAAATAGAATATTTTGCCAAAGCAGAGCAATCTACCTTTGCCTTTCTTCAAACATTAAGAGGGTATTCTCATTCAGCAGAAGAGGCCTCCAAAGCAACAGAAACTTGGAATGGATTTATTAAAAAGACCAATTCATCAACAGGGCAAACAACAGCTTCTCTTAGGAAATTAGTTGCAGAGACAGTTGGTGCGACTCATGCTTTTGGATTGAACCAAAAAGAAATGGAAACGCTTATAAGTAGATCTATTGATTTATCTGAGAGAGCGCATAAGCCAGCTATAAATACTCTAACAGCATTAATAAATGCTGTTAATGGAAATAGCTCAGGATTAGCCGTTTATGGACTACACTTAAATTCAACTGCTATAAAACAATCAAATCTTAATCAAGAGTTAAAAGATAATTTTAATAAACTTGGAGATGTAGAAAAAGGGCAAGCAAGATACAATGTTTTAATGGAGCAAGCAGGATTAGCCGCTGGGTTTGCTTCAAGTAATGCTGACACTTATTCAAAAGCATTAAAACTTCAAAAAAATGCAACAAAAGAATTAATGCAAGAATTAGGTAAAGGCGGTCAAATTATAAATGGTCAAGTAGTCATGGGGTTAGCAAAATTAACATCAGGATTTACTAATTTAGTTAAACCAATTCTTCCTGCTATTGGTTTTATCCAAGCTTTATCGGGGAGATTAATGCAAGTTGGAGGGGTTCTTCTTCAAAACTCATTATTGATAGGATTAGTTACCTCAAGTTTGGGTGCTTTAAACGCAGGGTTAGCTTCTTCTGCTGGAATGAAAGTATTTTCTTCTCAGTTACCTTTTATTAATAAAAGTTTATCTGAAATGGCTATGGGTGTAACTGGAGTTGCAGGGAAATTTGGATCTTTAAAGGAAGTCGCAGGAACAGGACTTAGTGTTCTTAAAGTAAAAGTAGCTGGTGCTATTAAAAGTATATTAGGAATGGAAGCAGCAAGTAAATTAACAGCTAGAAGTATCGCTGTATCGTTAATTTCCTCTATAAAAGCAGCCACAATTGCGACTTGGAAATGGGTTGTTGCTAATAAAGTATTATTGATTAAAATTACAATAATTATAGCTATTGCCGCGGCCTTATATAAAGCAGTAACAATGCTTGAAGAAAGATTTAAGATATTTTCTAAAGTTGTTGATACTCTATCTAAAGCTTTTGCCTCTGTTGCAGATTCAGCAGAGAAAGCTAATAAATCTTCAACTTCTCTTGCAGAGATATTAAGTGGAATGTTAGGAACTGCAATAAAAGTAGTTGCAGTAGGGATATTAGCATTAGTTAATGGAATAATGACATTAACTTTGGCAGTTGGGGGTTTATCTCAGATTTTTAATTATCTTGGACTTAGTTCTTTAGCAATGTCTGATAAAAAAATGCAAGGATTAACTTCTTCTATAATGCAATTATCAGAAACAATGGGAACTTTATCTGGAGAAGTCGCTGGTGATGTTGTTAATGGTTTTATATCCACAGCAGGGGCTTCTGATAAAGTTGGTCATTCAGTAAAAAATTTAAAACAAAATTTAGAAAAATTATCCTCTTCTTTCAACAAAATAGTTAAAGAAGGAGAAGCTGCTTTTGAGTTTGTTTCAGATTTGACTCCATCTTTAAATCTACAAAAAATTAAGGCAGATTCAGCTAAGTTTTCAGCACAACTTCAAAAAATAATAACAAAAGGACAAGAATTAAATCAAGCATTAATTAAAAGTGGTTCAGATTGGGGTGCTGTTGACAAAAATAGTGAAAAAATACTCGCTGCCATGGAAGCACTAGAAGCTAATAAAATAAAAATACAGCAAGAAACTAGAAATTCTCAGATAGCTCAAGTTCAAATAGGTCTTGATCAAGAAATGTCAAAAGTTTTTACTACAGAAATGGAAATCGCTCAAATGAAGCGAGATCAGGCAGTAAATATAAAAGATATGAAAATTGAGTTATTAACTCAAGAACTTATTACTAAAAGAAAGCTTGAGGCTAAGTATGGTCTTTCAAATAATGAGTCAGCTCTTCTTGCTGCTAATGAAACAGAACTTCAAATGTTTGAACAAAACCTTCAAGCAAAGATGGCTCTTTCTATATCTTCAGAACAACAAAAACAAGCTGCACTTGCTAATATTAAAGCAGGATTGCTTGGTGGAACTTCTGCTGGTGCTGGAGCTGAAGACCAAGCTGAAATTATTAATACTGAAATTAGAATGAATAAGATTAAAGCATTAAAAATGCAAGGAAAAATTTCTGAGATAGAAATGCAAAAATCTTTTAATGAAATTTCAGATCAATTAGAGTTAGAACTCTCAACTAGAAGACAAGCAAGAGCTAATGCTGAAATTGAAATGCAGAAAAAAATGCATGATACAAAATTAGCAGCTATTCAAGAAAAAACAATGAAAGAGTTGGAACTTCAAACTCAAAGAGCTGAATTATTAGGATTAACTGATGATGGACTCGCTGCTCAAATGGCAAAACAAGAAGAGCAACATCAGTTAGAATTAGAAAGGCTTCAATTTGAACAAGAGAACAAGGTAATAACTGAAGATCAATTCAGATTAGCGAGAGAGCAAAGAGAAATCCAACATAAGAACAAGTTAAAAGAGATTGAACTTAGATTTTACCAAGATAAAGCTAAGATTGCTCAAGATGCAGGGAATAGAGCTGAACAATTTAGAGCGAGAATGAGAGCGAGTCAAATTAAAAATGGTCAAGCTCTTGGTGCTATAATGGCAGTTCAACAAACTAGCGAATATAAGAATACAGGTAAGATCTTAGACATGACTTCCAAATTAAGAGGAAGTAAAGACAAAGATATGTTCGAGGTAGGTAAAGCCGCGGCCATTACTTCTAGTATAATGAATACTTTTGCTGGAGCGACAGCAGCTTTAGCTCCACCTCCAGTTGGAGCAGGGCCTCTTCTTGGGCCTTTACTTGCTGGTGTAACTGTTGCTGCTGGTATTGCTAATGTTGCACAGATTAAAGCTCAAAAATTCGGTGGAGGTCAAGCTCATGGTGGTATGGACTCAATCCCTCAATCTATGAGTGACAAATCTTTCTTGCTAAAAGGTGGAGAAAGGGTTCTTCAGCCAGAAGCGAATAAGGATTTGACAGGTTATCTTAAGGACAGAAAAGAAGGTTCTGGTGGAAATACTTATAATTTTACTATTAATGCTGATCGGGATTCAAATATTGAAGGAATTAAGCAAGCTGTAATTGAAGGAATAAGAGAAGCTTCAGAACGTGGAGAACCAATTATAAGTGATAAAGGAGTTATTGCATCATGAGTTCAGGAACAGGAATAAGCTTTTTACATAGATTTGATTTTGGGAACAGAGATATTTATAATCCAGGCCAAAATATTTTGTCAGTAACTTCTCAAGCGTCTGGTGATTTTGATAAATTAAACTTAAATACTGAATCAAGTAGGCATAGATGGAGAAGTACAGATGTTTTAAACTGGCAAGAAATAGTGATAAAGGCTGAGAAAGTGTCAAATATCGACACTTTTGCTATCATTGGGCATAATTTTACTCCAGATGTTGTAGTTCAACTCCAAGCTAATATTTCAGATAATTGGCTTGCACCTCCAGTTACAGTTACTATCCCTTATATGAGAGAAAATATGGTGTGGCTTTCAGAATTAGGAGATCAATTTGAGTATTATAGAGTTAGAATACTCGATCCAACTAATCCTTGTGGATTTATTGAGATTGGTAGAATAGTAGGAGGGAGAGCAACTACTATGAGTAATAATGAAGATATTACAGACTCAATTTCTATTGCAACTAAAGATTATGCTGAAGTTATAAGTACAGAAGGCTTCTTTAGACAATCAAATCAGAGAGTTAAAGCTAGAACTTTAAGTGTTAAGTTTGCAAAACTTGATACTAAAATCGGAAACAATACAAATTTTGTTAATTTAAGAAGTTTATTCGACTATGTGGGTATTAGCGTTCCATTTTTAACAATTGTAGATAGAGATGACCCTGAGCTTTTTACAGGGTGGGGGCAAATGTCTACTATTCCTGCTGAATCTTATACTGTTAATAGATATATGACGATGCCTTTTAAGTTTGATGAAGTATTCTAAAGTTGTATATATTATATGATAATTAAATTTCCCAAAACATATAAATAAAATAAGTAAAATCAATTATTTACATTGATTATGTTTAATAGTGTTTAATTAAAAACATATAAGGTTACAGCATGTCACAAGATATTTTCAAAAATCCCTACGTTTCTTCATCTCCAGTATTAACTGGCCCTTCAATTGGAAATGGAACACTAACTATTGACAGGCTAACTCATTTTACTATAAATCAAAATTATAGTGCGATTTGTACTGCGATTGCTCCATTTACTGTTTTTAAAATAATTGGAGACTTAGATGGATCTGTTGGAGTTGCAGTTGTTGGTGTCGCTTTTAATGACCAAGACTTAAAGTTATTTGCTACTATCAACCAAGGGCCTACCTTATTTGAAATAGGAGATACTTTTGAGTTCTCTGTTGCTCAAGGTTCAGACCTTACAAGAGAAAATTTGGATAATTACGATGAACTTCCTCAGAAGAATTTTGGAGCTGGCACTACTGGTAGCAATTCTGGTGATCATAACCTTAGATTCACATTAAATTCTATAGATGCCTCTTTATCTATTGGTGATCTTAATTTTACTTCTAAGAAAATAGAACAATTAGGTAACAAAATATCTATAGAATATAAAAAGGGAAGTGTTTTAAATACAGCTTCTTTAACTATACAAGACATTTTATATACTTCTGTTAATTCTGGATTAATTGGTAACAATATCTCGATAGAGTATGAAGATTTTACTCCTTCTATAACTTCTAATGAATTTATCCAAGATATAGAGTATGTATCAAGGTTAGGTGGAGTTGTAGGTGATTTAATTAATATAACCTATACTGGAGGAGGAACTTATGGTTCTGAAGTCGTCACTTTAGTTGGCAATGACCTTTCAATACAAATTGAAGATGGGGTATCTACTCCTGATAGTATTAGATTCGCAATTGTAAATGCTCCATTAGCTGATGCATTAGTTCAAACTATTGCTTTAGGTGTTGGGAATGAATTACAAACGATACACCCACAAACTTTTTTAACTGGTGGTGTAGATGCTATTGGTGATGCTGGTAATGAAATCATTACAGTAGTAGGTAGTTCTATAAAAATTAAAGCAGAAGACGGAGTTTCAACTGCTCAACAAATAAATGATGCAATTACAGCTAATGTTAATGCAAGTCTATTAGTTATCCCAACTATTACAGGTGGTAACAGTAATCCTCAAACAACAATAGTCGCTCCTATTAATTTAATAAATGGAGCTGATGATATAGGTTTACCTGGCGCAGAATTAGTTGAAGTAATCGGTGATCATATTGTAGTTACATTCAATGATGGATTATCAGATGCACAACAAATCAAAACAGCATTAGAAAGTAATCTATTATCTAACGACTTAATAACAATTGGCCTTAATGCTTCTGGAAGTGAACTTCAAGCTTCTCCTTTTATCCAAACATATTTAAAAGGAGGAAGGCCTAATGCTTCTTATGTTATTAATACAAAAGAACTAACTGATCCTTCAGCTTTCTATGAAGGAAATGCTAATTTACTAGTAAAAGACTTAATAACTCAAGGAATACTGTTTGTTTCTGGAGAATCTACTTTTAAGAATAAAGTAACATTAGATGATGATACTCTTTCAAATCTTAGTGGCCCAGTTATTCTAAATACTCAGAAGACTATAAATGATTTGATCAATAGTAAAAATGCTTTTGTATTTACGAACAATAATGGGAAGATAATCTGGTCTAATCCAGCAGGAACATTAGAAATATTAGATGATCTAATTATTTCTTTCGGTAAAAGCTCTGTTTTTAATACAATACAAACTTCCTTTAGTCCTTTTACTTTAGCTGATGGCGAACATTTATATGCTAAGGTAAATTTCAATGTGACATTAAATATTACACCTATAGTTGGAACTGATGTACCAAATGATCCTGAATATTTTAGAATTGCTTCAAGAGTTGGTGACTCATTAATCTGGTGGGATAATACATTACAAAGATCAGGTAAAATAATTAGAATAGGAGAAGGATATTCTACTCCAATTACAGAAACTCCTATTGGAGTAGTTGATGGAATTAATACAGATTATATTATCAGCAATCCTCCTATCGATGGATCTCTGATGCTTTTCTTGAATGGATTGAACGATACAGAATATTCTTTCACTTTAGCAACAAACACAATAACATTAAATAGTCCTCCAGTTTTAGGACAAGTATTAAAAGTAAAATACGAGACTATATAGGAAATAAATATGAGTGGTAAAATTCAAAATGCAGACATTAAAACTTTAACAGAGTTAACTAATGCTGGTGCTGATAAAACGTATCTTCCTAGTACAGAGAAAGCGTATACTCCTAAGAGTGATGATATTTTAGAAAATACTTTAAGGAAAAACAATTTTAATGCAACAGTAAATCCAACTCCTACTGATGATTTATCTAAAAATTATGAGATTGGTTCAAGGTGGTCAAATATAACTACTGGAGATAGCTACTTCTGTATGGATAATTCTAATGGGTTAGCTGTATGGAAAAGTTTCGTGACAAGTGTTAATGGTCAGCAAGGAGATATTTCTCTATCAGCAGACGATATAGCGGAAACTGCCTCTAGGTATTGGTCATTAAGAGATAATAAAAATGCAATCATATCTCCTGATGCAAATAACGATATTACTCAAAATTATGTAGAAGGAAGTTTATGGTATGACAAAATTACTCATATTCTATATGTATGTGAAGATAACACATTAGGAGCTGCAATCTGGTCAGGAATTTCAGGTGGCGGTGGAAGCGGAGGCGGTGGATTAGCTGTTAAGTCAAGAGGTTTTGCTTTAACTGATGGATCTAAAAATGAGTTCAACGTACAAGTCCCATTTATTAATTCTAATAATAAAACTCAAATACAGCATGACTTTGAAATATTAGATAGTGATAAAGCAAATATTTATTTAGATGGTAAAAAACTTCCTGAATTTATAGATGCACTAACAACTCCTGCTCCTTATTTTATAAAGATAGATAGCTTTAATTTTGAATTAGATTCAGATTATTCAGGACAAGCTTCTCAATTAGAGATCGAAGTGTATGAAGGTGTTGAATTACCTTCAGTTGTTCCTTCTATATTAGCTGGCTTATCAATTAAGCATGAACAGTCTTTTGACTCTTTAACTGAAGGTGTTTTAGTTGGAGTTGATACTGAATTTACTTTATCTGCTGGTGTTTTAAACACAGATGTAGCTATGGTGTTTGTAGATGGTGTTTTTATATGTAAAAAAAGTTCTACAATAATTACAAATTCTTGGCATTTAGTTTCTAGTAATAAATTTATTATTGATGGAGACTTAACTGGAATATCTAAAAAAGTTTATATAGTATTTTTTGAAGGATCTAGTTCTATAGATTCTTTTGGAAATGTTTGTGTAGTATTAAGGCCAAAATTAACTAATATAATACTAGAAAGTCCATCATTACAAAAATGGTCTTTAAATATATCTAACACTGGAGAGTTGCAAGCTAATGAGGTTGTTACAGGTGTTGTTGATCCCATAAGATTAAAGAGAGATGATCTATCAATAGTGTCATTAGAAATAAATGATCTCGGTCAAATATCTGTTAATGATAATCCATCAGCAGGAGTTGTTGTTGATAACTTATTCCTATCTAGTACAAGTGGATTAGCTTGGGAATTATTTGTTGATAATAACAATGTTTTATATATCGTAGATGGTGTAGGAAATACATGGGCAGTTAAGAATGACTTAGCTGAACCTATTTTTGAAGTTGAAGAGAATTTAAACGGAACTGTTTTCTCTTCAAAAGTTTTTCCAAGTGAAGCTGATCTTCCAGATCCTCCAACATTAACTACTGGCAATGTAAACTATGCTTTTGCTATGGTAGATGGGAAGGCTCATATAAAAATATATGATTCAGTTGCTCAAGTTTGGAATACAATTCCATTGCAAGCTACTGACGGAGCTATTGATGTTTTTCCTGTTGGACATTGTTCATGGTCGGTATTAACTGAAGCTGAATTTAGGGTTGAAATGAATGATCCTAATGGTGATCGTTGGGCTTTACTTGAAACTAAACCTTTAGTTGCTTCAGATAAATTAAGACAGATAAAAGGTTGGGGATTTCTTCCTGATGCTAGAGGCACATCAATTAGAGTAACTGATAATGGGAGAGGACTTGATCCTGATCTCAACTCAAGAGTTTTACACGAAGCAGATCAATCTTTAATTGGTTCATTCCAGAATGACGAATTTAAAAGTCACAATCATACTTATAATAGGCCAAACATAGGGCAAGGATGGTGGGGTTCTACTTGGTCTTATCCTGTTACTTCTGTTAGTGGAGGTGTTGCTAGTAGTTCTACTGGTGGAAATGAAACAAGAATGAAAAATATAAACTTAAACCTTTTCATAAAATATAACTATTAAGGAGTAATATATGGCAAAGAAAACACACATTACAAAGATTGACAATTTAGCAACTGAAGTAGCAGTTCAAATGAGAGCTGATGATCCTGTTATACCTAGCTCTGATCATATCTGGTACAACTCAGCAACTAAGAAACTTTCTATCTTTAAGAATGGTTCAGAACAAGTAATGAATGTTAGAGTAATGAACTCAGATCCAGCAACAGCGAGAGAAGGTGAAGTATGGATTAATCATACAGCCTCTTCTTTAAATTATATGCACCAAGGAATTGTTAGACAAATTAATTTTGGTGCTGGTGTATATAACACAGGATCAAATGCAGATGCTATTGGTTACTTAAAAGTATTGGATGATGCTGAATTAAAAATAATAGCAGATATATCTGGTAAATATCCAGATTACTTTATTGAATCTTTTCAAGATTCTAAAATTTCAGTAGTTAGTACAGCCTTAATCGAATCAAGTCGAATGACTTTAGATCAAGGTATCACTACTGGAAATTATCAAAGAGAAGAAAAAACTTCTAGTGTAGTTAATCATACAGAAGGTATCTTAGTTGCCTCATTGCAATCATTAGCTCCTAAAGATATTACTAATAACTTAGATGGAACTCATACTATTACCTTTCATGGAGATGTAACTGGATATTTTAAAGATTTAGATACAGTTTTAGCTTTTGAAATTGTTAGCGTTAATGGTGCTGATAAAAATATCTTCCTATTAGATGCTTTAAATAAGCCAGCTCTTATTTCTATATCTGGTAATCCTGTTTATGATAATGTTTTACGAGAAACTACATTATTATTAACTGATAATACTTTAGACTTAACTCTAGGTTATACTATTGCAGATTGGTTTACAAAAGTTAGATTTGCTCCTTTTAATATTGTAGTAGAATCTGCTGGAGATGGACTTGCAGGGACATTATCAGCTCTTTCATTAGAGGAAGCTCATTCATTAGATGCTAAAAGAATATTAGGTAAACCTTTATTACATGAAATACAAAAGAATTTGCCTGGCGCAGTTAACCATATCACTGTTAAACAATCACCAAGTAAACAATATACATTAATTGCAGCTAAAGTAGAAAGAGCAGCTAACTCAAACACAACTTTACTTTGGTACTCTACAGACTTTTTAAAAACAATAAACCAAGTTCAAGATTTTCAATCTCACTGGTCACAAGATGGAGCAAGTCAAACTGGTCAGTATGCAGAAGGAACGGACAATTTTGCTAACTGGATGAATGATGGGTTATTTGATGTAGACGATAGTGGTAAATTTGTTTTTGGTCATTATCAATATTCAAACAATGGTTATCATCAGAATCAATACTTCTTTGGAGATATGAGTGGTGTTACTTTTTGGACTAAATTATTCCCTTCTTCCCATCATAATTTAGGACAAGTTACTATTGGAGCTAATTATCATATGTATGATCAAGCATTAGCAATGGATTGGAGTACAGGACATTGTTCTGTTGCTTATAGTAATCATCTAAATGATCCATACTGTAATCATTATATAATTGATTGGGCTAATAAAGATATGGTCTACATGAATTATTCATATTTAATTGGAGTTGATCACTGGCAACATCATTATCCTGCAATTTTCTTTTGGGAAATAATAGAAGGTGAAAAGAAATTATTCTGGTCAACAAATCATAACAATGGTCATGCTTATGCGGTTACTATTCCTCAAGCAATGATTGATAATGCAGGAACTAATCATACCAATATAGGATATGAAAATGCTTTTACTGCCTCATTAAAAGGTGGAACTAAAACACAAACATCTTTTGCTCACCAACATGCAGCTACTAATAGATTCTTAAGTTGGGTTATAACAGATAGTAAAGAGTTAGTTATTCTTAAACAAGATAGTACATCTCCTGAGTTATTTTTATATACCTTAAATTTAGGCAGAACTCATAGTGGTAGATATTCACATACTAAATTTACTTTTGATGCGATTCCTGATGCTGGTGTTGCTGATTTCTCATTAGAAAGATTTGATCAAGCGACTCCTGTTGAAACAAAAATTGGTATGTTAACTTTTGGAATGACAGCAGTAGACTTTGAAGCAGCTATAATTGCTAATTATGCTTGGCTTAATATTGGTGATGTAACTGTAAGTGGAGATTGGGCAACAGGTTTTGTTATTGATTTCTTATTCAATAAAGAACAAATAGATGTAACAATAACTAATAGTACATTAACAAATGCGACAGTTCCTTTAGTAATCACTACTGATATTTCTACAGACTTTGGAGCTTTTCCTGTTTGGCTTCATAATTTAGATCACACTGATTATATTTATCACAATGATATTGGATCTTATTTATATCTGAACCAATCTCTTTATCAAAACTGGAGCTATGATGGATCTTTATCTTCAAGCACAGGTGCATGGGCAAGATTTTATAAAGAAAGAATGAGAGTGGTAGGAAATACAATTTATATTGTCAATGATTTTAGAGATATAAATTATGACTATGATTATCATCAATCATATTTTATAAAAATCCCAGACTATACTCAACTTCAAGGTTATCATTATGAACAAGCACCTGGCGCATTAAATTTTGTTCATTTATCTGAAGCAGCAGTAAGTCTTGATCGTGGAGATAAGTTAGCTCAGTTATTCACTGTTCCTTCAGTTAGTAATAGAGGTAATAGTCTAGGTTATGCTACAAGATCTTTTGATGGAAAATTCCATATAAGAACAATGTCATTATATATGGCTCGAACTTATTTTTCTGAAGCTTGTTATAATCCTAATCATTATATCTGGATTAAATGTGTTGCAGTTGTCGCTGGAGTTCCAGATGAAACAAATGTTATAGCAACATCAAATCAAATTAGAGAGTTTGATATATGCCAATATGATGATGTTAAATGGCACTTCTTTAATTTTGATGATTTAAGATTAAACGTAGGACAACAAGTTGCTTTTATTGTTGAAGGGAACTGGAATCCTTCAGATGCTCTTGAGATTAATCCAACAGGCTTAAGCACAACTTTTAGAGGTATGATTAGATTTGCAGCAACTTCTCAAGCTAGTTCTAATTATCTTAGATTAAATAATGGAGTATGGGAGAATCAAAATTATAATATGTTTATGAGATTTTATGATTATTATATTTCTCCAATTCACCAATTACAAAATAATACAAACTGGATGGGGCCATCTCATTTAGTTAATCATTGGGGTTCTGAAGATTCTGAAGGAACTTTGGAAATGGTAGGAGATCCATTAAATAAAAAAATGATGGTTACTTATAGGAACTCAGGTTTCTATCAAACAAACAATGGGCTTTACACTGGTGAAGGATCAAGTCCTAGAACTTTTTATGGTGAAATAGATGATAGTGCAGGGATTTATAATCTTCCTATCGCCGCTCCAGCTAAAATTTTAGGTATTGATCAGAATAGGGCTGATCCATTTTTAAAGTGGGGTGTAAATCTAGGAGATACTTCTTCTCAAAGACTAGACGAAAGAACAGGTAAGATAGCAGATCCAGTTGGACAATTTTCATACAGAGCTTTTGGTGGTGTATATATCGAATCGATTGATGCTAACGCAGCTTTAATGATAAAAAATACTGGAGCTGCTGGTGGAATAATTGAAGATGCTGATTTCCTTGCTGGATTTGCGTACCAAGTTTCTGCTCATAATTTAATGTATAGATATGGTGAGTATGATTTATTCCCTGGCGCAAGAGATTTTTGCTTAGAAATAGAAATGTCTCCTAATGCTACTGACATGGATAATACATGGAATATGGCATTTAATAGAGAGGGATTTGGTCAATTCGGGATAAACACTAAACAATATTATATGCATATTATAGAGAACCCAACTGGTGCTGGCTTTGCGTATAAAACTATATCAAATGCTTGGCAAGATATTCATCATTTTGTGAGATATGGTAGACGATTTGATACTGGATTTTTTATTGAAAGAAGTCTTGATGGGGTAACTTGGGAAGATTTACCTTTTATCTTTGGAGACAAAAATAGAGGGAAAGGTGGAAAAGTAATTGGAAACAACTCAACAGGTTATCAATATAGTTATATCGGAAGATATTATTATAATAGATCTTACGATTGGCATGGAAAGCTTGGTGTTATGAAATTGATAGTTGGAGCAGATAGACCAGCATATCATGGATTAATTAGAATGGAAGAAGAGATGGATGTTAAACACGTTCGTAATCTTGGTGATAAGTTTATTTATAGAAGACTAAAACAAAATACATGGGCTTCTTATGATAGAAATATTGCTCAATTAGAATTAGCTTTTACTGATGAAGCAACTTCTGTTGTCGAAACTAAAGATCATCTACTAAAATATAAATCTACAATCTCTACAGGAAGAGACTTAGCCTTAAAAGTTACTTTAAGTAAAGTTAGTGATGAAGATCCTTCAAATATACAAGGGATGCTATTTAATTTTAATAAAATCTAACAAAAATAAGTAGGAGAGAAATCTCCTACTTTTAGGATTATCATGGAAATACAAAATGCAATATCAGTAAAAGAAATAATTGGCAGCGTGTTCACTATAAATGCATTAAAGACAATTTTTATAAGTATAGGTACAGTATTTATTTATATATTCGATAATAACCCCTCTAACTTTTATTTGTTACTTGGCTTAATTTGTTTTGATACTATTACTGGTGTCTTCTTGGCTATTAAAAATAAAAATATATATAGTAGAGGATTTCTTAGGGTAGCTTATAAATCTTGTGTATATTTAATACTAATAATGACAGGTCACTTATTTGATAAAATCATTGGATTCCATTTAGCAGGGTATGTTATGGAATTATTCCTAGCAGCAACCGAATGTATTTCAATTTTAGAAAATGCAGGAAGACTAGGTTGGCCAGTTCCAACTAAACTTCTCGAAAAACTTAAAGCCATGAAGGACGATCAATAATGTCATGCAATCAAACAGGAAAGTTTAGATATTTTTATACAGGGAATCAAGTTGGATATTTAAACCATGTTGGAGAGTTTAATTTTGTATCTGGTGGCCCTGCTGGTTCAGGAATTTCTTCAGGAACAATAGTTCCTAAATTTTTTGCTTTTGATCCTGACAGATATATGTGGTTAGGTGACGCTCAATTAGATCAAGAAACATTAGATGCCTCCTTCCCTTTTATTAATTTAAGATGGATAGCTGATATTGAAATAAACTCAACCACGACAATAAGAGTAAGCAACCAAAACATATATGTAGAAGACAACGAAGGCAATCCTAGATTTTACGAAGCAAGATGTAGGAAAGCACCAACAATAAACATAACTGTTGGTGAATGGTTGACCCCTAACTTTGAAATTGGAGATATGAAATTCACTCTAAACAATAGAGATGGATTTTTTAATAAATATTTAGCTCAAGGGGCAGAATATGTTCAATGGATAGGTAATAAAGTATCTGTAAGGATTGGTTTTGGAGAAAAACTATCAAACTATCACCATATATTTGAAGGCTTTGTTTCAAGAAAGCAAGGATTGGTTACTTCAGGAGAAGATGTAACTGTAAAATGTTATGATAAATTTGATAAAGATGAAGTTCCTTTACCTCCAACTGCTTATGATGAAACAACTTATCCTAGTGTAGATGTTAATGCTAAAGGTAGACCTGTTCCTCTAATCTATGGAGATTGGACAGTTGAAGTAGGCGATTATGGTGAGATTCCTGCGACATGTATTAATGCTATCGATTCTTTAAGCTCAACTATGATATTTCAAATAGCAGTAAACTCTTTAAGAAGTATAGGAAATTTATATTTGCATAGAGGTTCAAGAAAAGAAGGGGACGAAGGGCCAATTCAATTTTTAGATTCAGCAGTCATTAAACAGCCAGAAAACGGAAGATTTCTAATTGATACCCAAGTGCCTTCATTAGCTGAAAATTATGCAATCATCAAACAGAAGAAAGCTGGTGCTGGTTCTAGCATTAACTCGTTAACTTCTCCTAGTTTTGATGTTGATTTTGTTACTCTTGGAGTTAGGATTGGCGATATTGTTTACAGGGAGGGAGTTAACACTCCAGCTATAGTTGCAGGAGTTTCTTCAGGGCAACTAACATTAACTGGTGGGATAACTTTTACTGAGAATGATACTTTTAGTGTTTTAACTGATCGATATACATTTAAAAGTGGAGATAGAATTTCTGTGTTTTGTCTTGGTAAAGATATTACTACAATATCAGCTTTTAGATTAGCAGATGTTAATATAATAGATTTAGTTCCAACAGGTTTATCTGCAACATTACGTCAAAGTATATGGACAGCAGATAATGTTTCTAAGAAATTATACGAAATAAGTAATGATGGAGTATTAATAAGAGAAATAGATTTCTCAGTAATTGATCCAAGCATTACAGAGATTACAGGGATAACTGAGCAATTTGATAAATCATTATGGATAATGGACTTGCCAACTTCAACTGTATATAGAGTAAACATAGATAACTCAGTTGGTATTAAGTTTTCAACATTAGATATTATAGGATTAAATACTTACTTAAATTCTTCTTTTGGTTTAACTATTGATGCTGGTAATGTTTTAACTTTTGTTGATAACTTTACTGGTAATTTCTATAGAGTTAATCCTTTTAGTGCATTAGGCCCTACAGTATTAAATACTTTTAATCGAAATATATTTGATTCTTTAGCTATAGATATTAGTGACTTAAGTATTGACGTTAATAAAAATGAATTATGTGTAGTTGATAGATCGACTCTAAAATTTTATAGGATTAATCCTTCTAATGGAACTTTAATCTCAGGAAGTGATTTCTTGTTATCTAAAGTTGATGAAGGTTTTGATTTCCCTATCGGGGTTTCTTCAGCTCAAGATGGAACTATTTTTGTTTTAAATAGAACTAATGGAACTGTTTATAATTATAACGAATTTCCTAATGCAAATGATAATGCTGGGTTTATAGCTAGAGACTTACTACATAAATATTCAGGAAGAACTTCTTTTGATTTTCATTTAAAATGGAATCAGACATGTAGAGAGAATCTTTCAGCCTATAAATCAAGAATATATATAGACGCTAAAACAAATGTTATAACTTATATCAATAAATATTTACAAGAATATAATACTGTAATCCATAATAAGTTTCTAAAGTATAGTTTATTCCAAATTCATTTTGATAACTTTAGAACTGATGGAGACTATATTCGTGAAGGTGATATTAAATTAAAAACTTTTAAACCTAAAAAAGAATACAATCAATACTTTAATTCTGCTGTGACTAGGTATAAGAAAAAATATGTAAGTGGTAAAACAATAGAATCTGATACTTATATCTCTCCAACAGGGATTGAACTATCAGGTAGAGAGATAAAGAAAACACTTAAACATGAAACTATTTATCTAAGAGATGATATAGATAAACTTATGCCTTTATTCGTTAGATTAGCTGCGGCTGAACCTGAGTTTATAGATGTGACTTTAGGGTTTAGGTTTCTATTCTCTCAAATCTCAGACTTTTATTCTATAAATTTCTTTGATCAAGACTGTGTTAGCGGTCAAGTTAAGAGTGGTAGGCGATTCAATAATATACCATGTTTTGTTAGGAAGCTTTATTTTGATTTAGATACATTAGAAGTTAAAATGAAATTATGGTCTTTAGGTACTACTGCTTTTGGTGACTTTGTACCTGATGGGATTGTAGCTGGAGGAGAGTTTGGAGATGTTATATTAACTAATTTAGGAACTCCACCTTATATTTCTCCAACAGGAGATATAATTCAAGTAGGGCTTAACTATATAGATATAGCTCAAGTTGATGGCGAAGATGCTGAAACTAGAGTAAATGCCTTTATAGGTAAGGCTTGGAGATCAGGTTTTAAAGTAGATATAATTAATGCAAGCGATATATCATTACATCAAACACTTACAATCGATACAGTAATAGGTGATAGATTAACTTTTATAGAAAATTTAATAGGAACTGTAACGATAACGACTAAAAATTCTGCTGGATTTTCTTCTGGTGGTTTTTTTGTAAGATACTCTAATTATGATTTTGCTATCGATAGCCAAAAAACTAAGATAGCCTATTATGGCCCACCTAATGTTGGTTATGCAACATCAACAACTCAAGAGATAGAAGAACAAAGAGGTGGATCTCATAATTTTTCAGATGGGAGATTACCTTATATTCTTCACCCTAAAGATTATACACCATAGGAGTTTAAATGATTGAAACACCGCTATTAAAGCCTAAAATATTAACAAAAGTTGAAACTGATTTTGGTTCTACTATTTCAAAAGGAACATGGAAGAAGTTATTAGATTTTCAAATGTGGATGAATAGAGCATTGCCAGTTGGAATGATTCTTAGTTTTTTTAGTTCCCAAACAGATATAGTTAATAATCCAATTCAAGCACCAAATCCTGCAAACTGGCAATGGTGTGATGGATCTCCAGTTTCTAATGTTAACTCTGTTTTGTTTGGTCAAAACATGCCTAATTTTAAAGAAAAGTTCTTAAAAGGATTCCATTCAGGAGGAATTGATGGAGGGAGTGCTACTATAGATTTAAGTCATAATCATGGAGGAGTAACTGGAATAGCAACAGATAGAGCAAATCCAGCTTCAGAAGCAGGATCAGATAGTAGAAATGGGAGTCCTCATACTCATGCAATCTCTACTTCATTAACAAATCCAGAAAACTTTGTTCCTCCTTATTTAGAGGTTCAATACTTCATGAGAACAGATGGAGGCCTTGAATATAATGATCCTACAAATCCACCAAACTTAGTAGGAGAATATATAAGTGAAGATGATCTAAAATTTGGCAGAATATATTCAAATGATTTTGCAACTTCTCTTTATAATAATGCAATAATTCTAAATTCAATGATTCCATTAGGAATGGTTGTCCCAATTATGACAAACATAGTAGGAGTTCCTGAACCTGACCCTAATATGTGGCAAGAATGTAATGGAAATGAAATTATAAATGAAAACTCTCCTCTTAGAACAGTAGGAGAAGTCAGAAATTATACTCCTAATTTAATTGAGAGTTATATAAAAATACCAACTTCATTCGGTTTAAGTGGAACTGAAGGGGGTATTAATATATTTAAGTTCACCCATAATCATACAGGTCATACTCCTAATCATGAAAATCCTACTAACGTAGATCCAGATCATCAATTAGGCCAAGCTGCCCATTTTCATAATCACCCTGTCAATAATGATTTGTCTGAGTTCAATATTGAACCACCATATCAAACAGTTAAATTTTATATAAGGATTCAATAATGGGAAATATAAGAGTTCCTTCTATTTTTACAGAGTATCATTCAAACGAAGTTGACTTACATGTTCCTGGCCATGAAGAATTATTGAAGAAAATGGCTATGAATAATAACTTTCTATTAAATCTAATGCCTATTGGATCTATAATATATATTAACGCAACACAAATAGGAGTAACTTTGCCAAATATTAATTATTGGCAATTATGTGATGGTAGTGAAATAACAAACCCAAACTCTCCTCTTAGAACTATTGGGATATTTAATCGATTCACTCCTAATTTTAATGAAAAATATCCTAGAGGGGCAAATGATATAATAAATAACAACTCAGGTGGAACTAATACTCATAACTTAGACCATACTCATTCAACTAGTGCTAGTGGAGGTGGAGGTCAAGCAATTGATAACAGAAATAAAGATCCAGCAAGTTCAAATATCAGAAGTGCTATTCTACATACTCATGGAAATTTAGCTACTGATGCTCCTGTAAATGCTACGAGAGCAACTAAAGTAATAGATTATGTAAGATATACAGCAAAAGCAGAAGGAAGCGTAGGAAACGATATTAGGCTTAATTTTTACTTTGATGTTTTAGGCGGGCCTGGCCAAGTAAGTGTTTCTGGAAGTGTAATAAATGTATCGGTCATATCAGGCATAACCACAGCCTCTCAAGTTAAAGGTTATGTTGACGGAAATAGTCAAGCTACTTCCTTAGTTTCTACAGAATTAACTGGTAATGGTAGTGAAACTCATAATATAATAGGAGCAAGGTCACTAACTGGTGGCAAGGAAGGAGGAACTACTGAAATTCTTTCTCCAAAATTTGTTTATTTATTAGCTTATATGAAGGTTGTATAATGTTTACTCACTTAATTTTATATAAAAATGAACCATATTTTAAATATGCAATATCAGAAGATCAAGCGATAGAAGAAGCTTCTCTTAATCCTGAAGAAGTTGTTGGAATTGTTTCTTCAGAAGGACTTGTTGTTAATAGATTGAAAACGAAAGTTGTATTAGAAGTTTATAAGCCTGAAGAAGTAGAAGAGTTTGTTCAAGTTGATTCTGATACTTATGAATCGATTCCTAAAGAAGACAAAGATATATTATCAGAAGAATTACAATTAATAATAAATGGAGAAGAAAATGAATAATGAAAAATCAATGGATTTCACAAGTATAGATATGGTTCTTGAAAGATGTAATGAATTAGCAAAATCTCAACAAACTGCAATCTCTCTTAGAGGAGAATCAGATCCTTTAGTAGAATTTATAGGGGTAACTTTAGAGTTAAATAAAACCTTGCTAGATGCTATTAAGTCTCAATCGCTTTCTCATTAAAGCACTTTTTAACTATTCTTTTACGAGTATTTGAATGTTTCTTTATAATTTTTTGACCTGTATCTTCATAATCAAATACTAATCCAAATTCTTTACCCTTCTTTAACCTAACAACTCTTCCAATATTTTGCATAATCTTAGTTTTAGCTTTCTCCCCATTAGCTAAGATTACACAATCGGCACCTTTAGTATCTACACCTTCACCTATAACAGATGTTCCAACTAAATTTTTAATCTCACCTCTATTGAAGGCTTGAATTGCATCGTAGTTGAATGTAGATTCCTCCTGGCCATTAACAAATACACAATCTTTAATTTGAGATTGGAGTAATTGCCCATGAGCAATTTCTTTAACTAAGGTTAAGGTAGATAATCCTTTGTCTGTTAATCTATTTGCTTGTTTGATTACTTTGCTATTTCTTTCTTCATTCTCAGATATATATAATTTATATAATTCATGGTATTTATATGAATCCTTTTTCTTTTCCCATAGTTCTTCTAATTCATTTTCAGGTAATCCGAATGGGCCATAATTATCGAGATCAATTAATGGTTTAATATCTTGAATATTTTGTCTGTAATATTTAATCTTTGATATATATCCAAACTTCATTGCTTCAACAGGAGACATGCTATAAAGTTCGTTGGCCATAATACAATCTAATAGAATTTGTTCATTCTTGCTATTTCTAAAATTAGTAGCAGTTAAGGCAAACTTATAATATATATCACTAATAATATTTTCATTTATATCGTGAGCAGTTTGACAAGCCTCATGATGCCATTCATCAAAAAACACACAGTCAAATTGATCAACATCATCTTTAGTCGCACGAGTTAAGGAATCTAAATTAGCTATACTTATAGGTTTATTTGAAGTATTACGTTTAAATAAACCGACCTTACTCTCTCCAAAGCACTCACTTAAATAGATTAGTGTTTGTCTTTTAATATTAAGACTAGGCACTATGATTAGGGTGTGAACTCCTAATTGTTGGATGGTGTCTTTCATGACTCTAGTTTTTCCCATTCCAGTTGGAAGAACAACAATTCCTCTACCAGAGGGAGAGTTTAAAAACGCTTGGACAGCTTCATTCTGATGAATATAAGCAGTAGGTTCATAAGCTCCTTGAAGTAAAGCAAGGTGATTTATTTTAGGACGAATCCTATTATCTATTATTTTAAATTGAAATTTATTATTATTTAAAATGAAACAAAGTCTTCTTACTAAACCAGTTGGGAATTTATTATCAACCATTAAAGGAGAAACTGCTCTATCCCATCTTCCTGTTCTAAAATAAATACCCATATCGTAAAAAGATAATTCTTTATGAACAAGAGAAAAAATTTGTCTTGGGATAAAGCTAACGCTTGATATGGAATTGCCTATTTCAATTTTAATCATATTTAATTCTAGTTAATTAATAATTAAATAACAAGATATATTTCCACATTACGGAACTAGGCCGCCACCCCAAGGTGGCGATAGCCGTAAGTGACCAATTAAACATATCTATTACATCTCATTAAGTGAATCTTTAATGTTAATGGGATAAATATCTTCAACGAAGATAGACCAATATCCTTGCGATAAGTATTTATGTATAGAAAAATTTTATGCTTGTCGTTGACACCGATGGTGTCGGTCACTCCTGCGCTTTAAATTTAGAGAAGTAGTTAACTTTAAAATATCTTCAAGGATGTTTGAAGATTATTTGACTAAATGGCGAAGCCATCATTTAATCGCCGAGAGGTTGGAACAACCGAATCGAGGTGATTATATATTTAAAAATTTATTTAAGTATTCTTTTGAATTGTTTTGATAGGGTAGCATGGAAATAATAAGGTGAAAATATCTTCAACAAAGAAAAATTGAAAATTCTTCAATATTATAGTAAACTTAGTAAGTTAACTGTTCAAAATTTAAGTTAAAATAATTATTGAATATCTCTTCAATATATATTACGTTATTAAAACCAAAATAAAGCAGACAATATCAAGAGGATAAGTATGAGTGAAATTCAATTTAATTACGATGCAAATTTTCAGTTAGGGGTTATTCAAATATTAGTAGAAGATCCTACTTTTGCTAAGAAGTCCTTAGATTTATTGAAGAAATCTTATTTTTCAAATAAAACAATAGGATTACTTTTTGATTTAGTTAAAGGATTATATGCAGAATATGATTATGTAACTTATTCTATGATGGAAAATGAGTTATTTAAGTTTGATGAAGATAAAATTGAGGATTATAAAGCGTTATTAAAAAAGGTTCAGAAGCCACAAATAAAGCGTAATTTTAAATACATAAAGGAAAATGTAGCTAAATTTGTAAAGAAGGCAATCGCTTTCAAAATCAACCAAAAATTAGTTAATGGCCAATTTAAAGACCCTGATAAGATTTTAGAGAATATAGAGAAAGATGTTGATGCAATGAAAGGTATCGATTTTGATAATCAAAAATACTTCTCATTAAAAGATTTAACTAAAGTTATGGAAGAGTCAGCAGAGAACGAAGATAAGCTTTTAGCGTTAGGACTTCCAGATATAGATCGAGCAATGGGTGGGGGAATCCCTAGAGGAACTTTAACTGTTGTACTTGGTGGGACAAATGTTGGTAAGTCATTATTTTTACTGAACTCTTCATGGAAATTCTTACAAGATGGATTCAAAGTTTTATATCTAAATCTTGAAGGCCAAGATACTCAGCCTTTATTAAGAATTGCTTCAAGAGCAATTAAAGTTCCTTATGGAAGAGTAAGGTTTAATAATCTAAATGAGAAAGAAATAGAGAAAAAGAACAAATTTATATCAGAATACAAAGACGATATAAGAATTTATCACATGGGGGATTGGAGTTATACTTTAGAAAAATTTATAGCCTTATGTGAAGATGTTAAAGAAGAATTTCCTTTTGATGTTGTTATGGTTGATTATGGTCAAATACTAAAGACCTCTCAGAAGTTTAATACTATGAGGGAGCAAATGTCGTATGTTCATCGAGGCTTGGCTTCAATTGCGAGTATGCATGATTGCGCAGTAATTACAGTTGCTCAAGGGAATAGGGATGCTCAAAATAAAAATAACCAAGGTAATTTATTAAGACTAGTTGATGTTGCTGAGTGTTTTGATATGACTAGGGCCGCGGCTACAGTTTTAACTCTAAATCGTTCTGATAAGGATATTGCTAGTGAGACTATTAGAATACTCTTAGAGAAGCAGAGGGATGGAGCAAAAGGTATTGTTCAAATATGTAAGACAGATATGAGCTATGCCGCAATGTATGGTTCTGAAGAAGAAGGTCTTGGCTTTATCTCCTCAGATGAATATGGTCAGGATCAATCACCTTCTCATGATAACTCTCATGCCATTACTCAGAGTAAATAGTGAACATAGAAGATGTAGATATTGAAGATATTCTTGAAGATACTGGATGCAACTACCACCAAAATGATACTCATTTTATTATTGATTGCCCTGAGTGTAATGCCAGTAGAAAGCTTTATATTAGTAAAGAAGTGAATCGATGGATATGTTTTAAGTGTAATGGTAAATCTCCAGACGAAGGTAAAGGAAATCTTTATTCATTATTTAAGTTGCTTGGTTATAATACTTTTGAAATGAGAGATATGTTTAGAGGAGAAGGAGTTGCTAAGTATTGTGATGATTATATTTTTACAAAAATTGGGGAAGAAGACAAAAAAAATGAAGTAAATGAACTAAATCCCGTAGAAAGTGTTAAAATCCCGATGCACTTTAAAAAAATAGAATGTACTAAGGAAGATTATAATAGGATTCCTGAAGCTTATGATTATTTATTAGGTCGAGGAATTAACAATTTTAATATTATAAAAAAATTTGGACTAATGTATTCTACTTTATCTAAAAGAGTAATTTCTCCTTTTACAGAAAATGGAGTTATGATTGGCTACCAAGGTAGAGATATAACAAGTCGATGGACTAAGAAACATTTTAGATGTGAGCATTATGGTTGTGAACTTTATAATAAATATTATTATACAGGTGAAGACAATGCTCCAGAAAATTGTCCTGTTTGCAATAATCCTTTAATTGAATCTCATTATCCTAAAACTTTAAACTCTAAGAACTTAAAGAAAACAATATTCTTTAATCAAGATAATATTAATTGGAATAAGCCTGTTGTTATAGTTGAAGGCCCTTTTGATTGTTTAAAAACTCCTAACTCGATAGCTTTACTTGGTAAATTTCTAAATGATGGGCAAGTTAAAATATTACAAAAAAAAGCTAAAAGTGTAATTATATATATGGATGGAGATATATCAGGAGATCTTTCAACTATTGAAATATTTAGGCAGTTAGAAATTATTATTGATGATATTAAAATAGTATGTACTAAACAAGGCACAGACCCTGGCCAGTATTCAATAAAAGATAATGTTTGCAACATTAAAGAATCAATGTCATTATTTGAATGGGCCAATAATAAAAGAATTATTATATAGTTTACTTATTATAGGATATAGTTTAAAAATTATTAAAAGAAATACTAACATTGCTAACAGGGAGAATTAACATGGCAACTAAAAAAGTAGTAAAAAAAACAACAAGATATGATCTTATTGCTGAACTTTACAATAGTGGAGTCACTAGTATTAAAAGAATTATCACAAAAATTAAAGCAGCAGAAAAAAAAGGTTCTTTAATTGTTAAAAGTAAAAATGAAAAAAATGATTCCTTTTATGAAAGAAATGTAAAATGGTATCTTGGCCAGCTTAACCGTAAAGGATTAATTTCTGGATATACTTCTATTATTGGAAGACCAGTTAAAGCTAAGAAGCCAACTGCAAGATTATCTGTTAAAGCTAAATCTAAAACTAAGATTGCTAAGAAGTCAGTAACCTCTATTAAAGCTAAAAAAGCAGTAAAAACTACTAAAAAAGCAGTAAAAACTACAAAAAAAGTAGTGACTAAATCAAAAAAATAGTATAAAACTTAGATGCTTATCCTTTCTTGGATTTGTTTGCTTTTGTTTTTTGGTAAGAAGCCCTCTTAATTGAGGGCTTTTTTTATTCTAAATCCTTGCTTTATTCAATAATTAATTCTAATCTATTTTTACCAAAAACAGGAGATAGAATGAAAGAATTAGAGTACGCAAATTTGCATCATAAAACTCATTATTCATGTGGACAAGCTATAGGATCAGTTGAAGATGGAATCAAACATGCTAAAGAATCAGGATTATATGGGTTATCTTTTACTGATTATTGTTCATTAGGTGGAGGAATTGATGCTTATAATGTAGGTAAGAAGTATAATTTTCCTATTTCTATAGGGTGTGAGTTAAATTATTATATCGATGGTTGTGATAATTATAAGATAGTTTTAATGGCAAAAAATCAAGTTGGTTATAGGAATTTATGCAAGATAATTTCCTTTTCTTATGAGAATTTACATAAATTTAAAGAACCAACTTGCAGTATAGCTGACATACAGGATTTTTCTGAAGGCTTACTCTGTTTAACTGGAGGGATTGATGGGGTATGGGGAAAGGATTACTTAAGTTATCCTAGAAATGAAGCTTACTCAAAAGCAGTAAGTAGAGTTTTAACATTACATTTAATATTTAAAGACGATCTATACTTAGAATTAACCATCTCTAATCAAAGTTTTCAGTTTGATTATGGTATTCAGGATTATTGTAAGAAGTATGAAAAAAATCCATTAATTGATAGTAATAATGATATAATTTCTTTTTCTAAGCAAAATAATATAAAAATTGTTATAACATCAGATTCAATGATTCCAAAAGAAGCAGATAAGATTCTTCAAGATGTTTGTGTTAGGAATAGCATTGAAGGTAAAAGAGGATTTTATGTTAGAGAGAATAGACATATCTGTTCAACTCAAGAGTTAATAGCTACTTCTACTTTGTTTGGTTTATCTAAGAGAGTAGTAAAAGAAGCTATGAATAATACAAGAGAAGTAATTGATAAATGTAAAGATATTGATCTTTCTTTTAAAGACCAAGTTGTAAATTACCCAATTATAACCCACCCTCTTCATAAAGATGGAATGAATAAAAAGGCTTTAGTTAGTGCTATAATTACTGGTTATGGCAGAATGAAGAATGATCCTGAGTATTATGAAAGGTTAAAATATGAATTAAGTACAATTACTGATAATGGAAAAATTGATTTAATTGATTATTTTTTAGTTATCGAAGATCTATGTAGAGCTTGCCGAGAAAATGGAGTTACAGTAGGGCCAGGCCGTGGTTCTGGAGCTGGTTCATTATTAAATTATTGCTTAATGATTACTCATTTAGATCCTATTTCTAATGGTTTATTATTTGAGCGTTTTATATCACAAGCTCGAATTATCAAAGGAACTTATCCAGATATTGATTTAGATTTTTCAGATCAAAAATGGGCCAAAGCCTACTTAGTAAAAAAATATGGTGCAGATAGAGTTGTCCCAATTGGTACAATGCAAACTATGAGAACAAAAACTGCTATTAAGGATTCTTTTAAATTATACTATCCAGATACTAGCTTCACAATAGTAAATAAAATAACAACTTCATTCCCTAAAAAGGAAGAGTTAGAGAGCGAACCAGAATTTTATGAGAGAGCATTAAAAGAAGATGATGGTATTAAAAAGGTTTTGTTTGATACATATCCAAAAATAGGGGAGTGCGTATCAAGATTAATTGGATTCAATAGACAGGTTGGTAGGCATCCTTGTGGGCTTGCGATTACTCAAGACCCGATCAATACTTTAATCCCAATCAGAACTATAAAAAATGAAAAATGTTTAGATTTTAATTTAAGTAATTCTGAGAGTGTAGGGGTAATTAAGTATGATATTCTATCATTAACTACTCTTAAATATATAGCAACAGCAGTATCTATGATTAAGGAGAGACATAATATAAATATTGATATTTATAATATCCCAATAAATGATCAAGATGTTTTTAATAAGTTTGCATTAGGAGATACTGAATCAGTTTTCCAGTTTAATTCAGATATTGCTAGGAATATACTAACTAAAATAAAGATAGAATCTCTTGATGATTTGTCTTTAGTTACTTCAGTTGGGAGGCCAGGCCCAATGCAGAATCAACAACATGTCGAGTTTATTAATAGAAAAAATGGTGATTTAGAATGTGTTTCTCCTCATAATTCTTTAAATAAATCTCTAAAAGATACCTATGGGATTATGATATATCAAGAATCAGTAATGAAGGCTTCTCAAATACTTGGAGGATTCTCATTAGCTGAAGCAGATGATATTAGAAAAGCCATGGGTAAGAAGAAGAAGTCAATACTGAAACCATACAAGGAAAGATTCATACAAAATGCTCAAAAAGAGTATACTGATATTAATAAAGATAAAGCTGAAGAGATTTGGCATCTAATGGAAACTTTTGCTGGTTATGGGTTTAATAAATGCTTAAGCGGAGACACCTTAGTCACTAGAGGATGTTCATCAGGTAATGGTTCTCCACAATCTTTTGAAATTCAACATCTATATAAATTAGTTAACGATAATGAATATGTAAAAAAAACAGGAAAAGTACATTATGCTAAAAAATTAAGAAGATATGGCTATGGTAGTATATTAGCACCAAACAATGATAATAAAATTAGGCCTAGACCTATTAAAAACATAACCTACACAGGTAAAAAGGAGCTATTTAAAGTTGTAACAGTAAGTGGGAAGTCTATTAAAGGTAGTATTGATCATAGGTTACATACTAATCATGGTGATATTGAAATTGGACAGTTGATAAATAGAATGGACATTAAAATAGCAGTAAATTTAGGAACTGAAAAGCAAACAAAACCAAGAACTGAGTCTGAAAATAGAGGATATATTCATAAAAATATTAATTATACTAATACAAAAGGTAGCAAAGGATTTCAATCTGGAAAGTTAAATCACGGATATATAGATGGAAGATATATAGAATATAATAAAAGAAAAGAAGAATTAGCATGTCAATTGTCATGTAGTAATTGTGGAATATACTTCACAAAAATAATAAAACCAGAACATCATCATAAAGATGGAAATCCTATTAATAATAATATTAATAATATTAGTAAATTATGTAATTCTTGTCATAAAAAGGAAGACTATAAGATTGGGAAAAGGGTGGTTAAATACAGTAAAGGTTTGCTTATAGGTTACGAGCAGATCTTATCAATTACAAAAGTAGGATTAGAAGATACTTATGATGTAGAAATGGAGGATTCACCAAATTTATTTGTTGCTAATAATATTATAAGCCACAATAGCCATTCAATTTGTTATGCTTACATTGGGTATATCTGCCAATATCTTAAAACTTATTACCCTATGGAATGGTGGTTTAGTTGCTTAACTCACTCTATAGATAAGAATGAGAAGTTTTCATCTTATTATGATGCTGCTTTTGATTTAGTTAGATTGCCTGATATTAATAAATCTACAGATGAATTTTACATAACCGAAGACAATATTATTCAAATGCCATTTTCAGTAGTTAAAGGTGTAGGAATTAAAGCTAATGATGAAATCTATAATAATAGGCCATTTACTTCACTAGAGGATTTCTTCAAGAGAGTAAACAAGAGGATTATAAACAAAACTATATTTGTAAGATTAATTTTTTCGGGTGCTTTTAATTCTTTTGGCTTAAGTAAAGAAGAATTAATTGATGAATACTTTTTGAGGTTAAGAAAAGATAAAGAAATTCCTGACAAACTTTGTCATATAAATAAAGAGAATAGAATTAATCTTGAACAAGAGTCTTTAGATTTCATAAGGGTTAATTATTATAATATATATAGTAAAGCTTTTGATTCAGAATACTTAGTTAAATTAGATGAACTTATAAATGGAATGGATGGCCAAGTTGTAGTTGTTGGAGGTAAGATAAAGAGTGCTACCTTCCTGAAAACTAAAAAAAATACTGAGTATTGTAATCTAATTATTGAAAACAATAAACATGAAATAAACTTGAAACTTTGGGAAAATGAATGTATAAAATATAAAAAATTACTGAATAAAGATAAAGTTATTTGGGTAAAAGGTAAATTGAGTTTTTGGTTAAGCAGACCACAAGTTGCAGTAACTCATTTAAGAACAATAGAAGAGCAATTAAGAATAATATATAATGGAGGAATCTAATGAATGAAGAAATGAAGAAAGAGCTAGGAGAGGTCGATGAATTAAAATTTGATGTTTTGACTCTTAAGCAAGCTGAAGAAGAAATAGGTTTAGAGGCAAGAGTTATATATTTAGATATTGAAACTTTTGTTGGAGAAGTAGAAAAATGGCCAGAAGATTTAGAAAATGTTGTAATTGCAAGAACAACTATGAGAGGCAATAGAGTTTATGCTTCTGAAATTAATTACAATAAAGATAAAAATACAGTTTCCTTTTCAATAGCTTCAAGTCTTCCTTCATACTTTCCCAAAGAGATTGTAACTGACAATAAGGTAGCAACAACTTATATGGATTTTTGTTGGCTGCTTTCTGAAGGAACAACTGCTTTAAATAAGAATGAGGTAGAAACACCTTATCGAGAAGATTGTGTATTAGGAGATTTAAACTGGCTAATACCTTCAAAATTCAGTGATGATTTTGTTGAAATGATGCATGTGATGAATGATGTAGTTCTCAATGGACAACTATCTCAATCAATAATATATGGCCCAAAGTACAATAGCAATAATTAAACAAAAAGGAGAAAATTATGTACGGATTAAATGATGAAATGTTTGGAAGTTTTAAAAAAGTAGAAAACTACAAGTTAAAAAATGGTGAGCATAAGTTTAGAATCTTGCCACCTTTTGCACCTAATAAGCTTTATGCTTTTATTAGACTGCATTGGGGTTTTTCTAATGAAAATAATAACATGATACCAATTAGATGTTTAGCTAGTAAGAAAGCAGGATCAGAAGAGATTTGTCCAATATGTAAGAAACATTCTGAGATGATGATTGAAGGTGAAAATCTTTTAGCACAAGGTAAACTTAAAGAAGGGAATGAAAAGAAAGAAGAAGCGAGTAAAATTGGAGCAAGAGCTACTTATATTTGGCAACTTCTTACTGAAGAAGGTCAGCACAAAACAATGTCTCTTTCTTATAGAGCGCATGAAGCTTTAATGCAAAAGATAGGATTCTGGTGGAAACAAAAAAACACTAATGTAACAGACCCTAATAGAAATTATAAAATTTATTGCAATAGAACAGGTCAAAAGGCACAGACTAATTATGCTTTTGAAGTATTGGATGGAGCGCATGACATTAGAAAAATTGATGTACCTGAGCTTCATGATTTAGATAATGTTCATACAATGAAGTCAGAGGCAGAATTAAATAATATATTAAGATTAGGATATATTCCTTCATCTAAGAAATCTGCTCCTTCTGCTCCAGCACCAAAAGAGTATAACGCAAAGCCAGCACCACAGAATGATACGACAGCTCCAAGTGAACCTTTATATCAAGCTACGCAACAACAGCCACAAGCTACGCAACAACAAGCTACAGTTCAACCAGAATTAAATCAAGCGACTCAAACAGTAGCTAATGAAGGAAGTTTCGGTAACTTTTCAACTGATGATATACCATTTTAGGAGTAGTTATGTATAAGAGATATGCAAGTTCTGAAGAATTTTTAGCATTAAATAAAGAAACAATGGATATGATCTTAAGAGGATCGTCACTACTTAAGTCTTCATCTAGTATGGGGGCTTTAGGTATGCCTTTACAAGAAGCTGAAAGTCTTTCTTATCAGTTTTTAAATCTTATGAATAAATGTACGGATCTATTATTTGGTTTATCTTCATCAGTATTAAATGCTAAAGCTTCAAGTAAAAAATCAGAAGCAATATGCTTTATTGAATCAGATGGCCGCGTAAAAGATAAAGAGTTTAAGGCAATTTCAGATGAAACTTATCTTAAATTTTTAAAAAACTATAATGATTTAGATGATATTAAGAGTTATTTAGTGCAGAAGCATGGTGACTTTGAAAAGAACCATTACTATTATAAAAACTTATCAAGTAGGGATTAATTATGGCAAAGAAAAAACAGGAAGATAAACCTAAAAGTTTATTTGGAAGTCTTTTAAAAGAAGAAAAAATGTATTGTGCTGATACCATTGTTGAAGATATGGCTAAAGAAGTTCCTCAAAGAGAGAATTTCTTTTCAACATCTCCATCAATGTCATGGAGTACCGCTGCTGGGTTTCAATTTGGAGCTATGGAATTAATGTATGGCCCAAAGTCAGCAGGAAAGACAATGATTGCTCTTGATAGAATCAAGAATATATTAGCAGTTGATCCTGAATTTATTTGTGTATTCGTTGATGCTGAACTTGGATTTGAGTTTGAGTCTACAGTTAGATGGATGCGAGCTAATGGTGTTGATACTAAGAGAGTTTTGATTATTAGAGAAGTCAATATTAAAAAGATATTTGAAGTTCATATCTTACAGAAATTACATAAAGCTATACTAGAAGATGGAGTTAAAGTTGGAGGAATCGTAATGGATTCAATAGCAGCTATGGGTGTAAAAGAAATGCCAACAACTCTTAACCAGAAAAATATAGCTAACCTAGCTAAACAGGATCATGGAGCAAGAGCTAATTATCTTGCTAGAATCTTTCCTTTCTTTAGAGAATTTGTAAGAAATCATAGGCCTTATGTTTTATTTATAAACCAAGCAAGAATTAAAGGTGTAGATTTTTTTGGTAATACTATCTATGAAACTAATGGTGGAGAGTCACTTTATCACGAAGTTCAATATCGTTATTTAATAGTTAAAGATGAAAATAAACCAATCTTAGCTGAGAATACTAAAGATATTAAAGGTAAACCTGTTCAAATAGGCCAGCGTTCTAATTGGACTTGTGAAAAGAATAAGATGGCTGAAGGACTTGGAAGAGTTGGATATGTTGATATGATTTATATGAAAGGATTAGTGAATACTGAATTAGAAATGGTAGATCTTGCTTCAAAACTTGGAATGATTGAAACTAGAGGTTCTTGGTTTCAGTATGATGGGGAATCTTTTCAAGGCGCAACTAAGGCTGCTCAATTTTTAGAAGAAAATCCTGATAAATATCAAGAGCTATTTGGTTCTATTATGATGGATGCTTCTAATACCGAAAAATATGTAGGAAATACAATGCCTACTAATATCTCAGAGGATTAATTATGAATTTTATAGCTACATCAGATGTTCATGGTAATTTAAAAAATCTTGTTCCATTCAGGCAAGTGTTAGAACTGGCCCTGCAACAAGCAATGGATAAAGGTTGTCCTTTATATATAGGTGGAGATCTAAACGATACAAAGGCATCATTACGAAGTGAATTTGTAGCTATAATAGTTGATCTGTTTACTAGATATAGTTCAGTTAATAAGTATATTTTAATTGGTAATCATGATTTAAACAATCATCATAACCATTTAGATCATAGTCTTGAATTTATGAAGTCTCTATCCAATACTGAAGTAATAGACTCTCCACGTTTAATTATGGAAGATTGGTATGCAATTCCTTATCGTCACACAAATAAGGAAATCTTAGCGGAGCTAGATATTGCTAAAAAAGAAGGACATAAAAAGCTTTTGATACACCAAGGAATCATGGGTGCAAAGCAATCAGATTATGTAGTAGATGAAAGTTCTATCACACCTGAAGATTTAATTGATTTTGATTTAGTTCTAACAGGACATTACCACACACATCAAACAGTAGGTAACGCAACTTACTTTGGTTCACCATTTACAGTTTCTTTTGCAGAAGCCAACCAAGATAAATTTATATGGTCAGTAGAAGAAGGTGGAGCAAAACTTATCCCAATTGAAACAAAATGTAGAAAACATATTCAATTGGTATTTGAAAATAAATTACCTAAAAAAGTTGAAGGTTTAGAAGAAAACTCAATTATCAAAGTTGTTCTTAAGGGTGATAGAAATTTTTGTTTAAAAACAAAAAAAGAAAAAATACAGAAGTTACTAGGTGTTGAATCCTTTTCCTTAACTACTGATATTTTGTCAGAAACTAAAAGAAGAATTGAATCACATCAAATTCATAAGCCAATGGAAGTCGTTAACCAGTATCTTGAAAATGTAGATACACATCTAAATAAAGAAGAGCTTGCTAAGTATCTTCAAAGGGTTAGAAATGAAAATAATTAATGCTAAAGCTGAAAACTTTTTATCTTATAAAGAATTTAATTATAATTTTGAAGATAAAGGGCTTACTTTAATTGAAGGTAAAGATGTTGACCTTGGAGTAAACACTGGAGCAGGAAAATCTGCCTTCTTAGATATTATTTGTTATGGATTATTTGGGGTTACTTCAAAAAAATTAAAGTCTGATGAAGTTATAAATTGGAATGTAAAAAAGAACTTACTAGTTCACTTAACAATTGAGCATCAGGGTAGCCAGTATATAATTAAGAGATATAGAAAACATAAAGACCATGATAACGACTTTTATATCCTAAGAGTTGCAGATCAAGTCTTATTAAGAGGGAAGGATAGTAAAGAAACACAGAAATTGCTTGATGGAATACTTGGGTTTAATGCTGAAATATTTACTAAATCAGTTTACTTTGGTCAATTTGATAATGTTGATAAGTTTCTCAGTGCTACTGATATTAAAAAGAAAGAATTAATAAGTGAGATATGTGATCTATCTGCTTATGATGAAATGTTAGATGTAGTTAAGGAAGATCTAAAAGAAAAAAAAGAACAACTAGAAACTTTAGATAGAAAGATAATTCCTGTTGAAAGCAAAAATGATACACTATTAATAAAAAAAGATGAAATGATTTCAAGTAGTGCCAGGTGGGTAGATGATCATAATGAAGAGTTATTAGAACTTAAAAGTAAATCTGATACTTATAACTCACAACATGAAGCAAAAATTTCTGGCATTAAACATTCTATTGAAAGATTTGAATCAGATAAAAAAACATCTTTAGAAAATATAAGTAATAATATTACTCAATTTGAACTAGATCGGGAGAGTAATACTAAATCGGTAAATGAAAAGATAGAAGCGTTTGAAAGAGATTTAAGAGTAAAAATAAGTTTAGCAACTAGTAATATAGATCAATTTGAACAGAAAAGATTAAGCTCTATTGCAGAATTAAACTCTGAAATTTCAGATATTACTAAGGAAATTTCAGAAATTTCAGAAAAAATTAAGAAAACTGAACATCTTGATACTGATGACCTTGAAGGTCAAATCGCAGCTAATAAAGATAAACTTAGTAAACTTGAGTCTGTAAAATCCGAGATCTCAGAGTTAGAAGTTCAAAAAGCTATAGTTGTTAATGAAAATAATCAGCTAAGATTAGAGATACAAAAGGAAAAACAAAAGATTAAAGACAATCTTGGAAGTGATTGCCCTTTTTGCAGACAAGAAATGACAAGTAATTCTATCGAAAAACATGTCAAAAATCTTATAGATAAAGGTTTAAAGAATAAAGATAGCATAGAGTTTATTGATCGTAGAATAGAAGAGAAGAACATTATTTATAAGCAAAAAGATGAAATTGATAATAAAATCAATAACTTAATGCAATCTAAACAGGAACATATTAAAATTGAATTTGGAATAAGAAACTTAAACTCACAACAAGAATCTTTAAATAACTCAATTACTAGTAAGTTTAAGCAAATAAAAGAACAAGATGAGAGAGTTAATCCTTACACAGCACAAATCGAAGAGATTAAAGGTCGCAAGCATGGGTTCTCAAATGAGTTAATTAGGATAAAAAATGAGGTTAATCCTTATTTAAGACATAAAGAATTAAAGGAATTAGAAGAAAATCCTTATTTTAGTCAATTGGAAGAACTAAGCAAAACTATTAATCCTTATCCTAAAATGATTGATTCTGTTAAACTTAAGCAGAATCCTTTTAATGAAGGTTTAGTATCAATCAATAATGAAATTAATGATTTAGGAGTTGAATTATCTAAGCTTTATGAAAATAAAGAAGAAGTTTCATCTGAAGTCGATAAGGGTAATTTTTGGAAAGATGCATTAGGTGTATATATAAAATCTTATTTAATGGATTCTTTTTTAAGTGAGTTAAATGATCAAGCTAATATCTACTTAGAAACATTGTTTAATGGAGTTTTAAGAGTTCAGATTGACTCAGTAACAGAAACAGGAAAGAAGACTAAAGAGAAGATTTCCCAAAAAATATATAATGGAAATATAGAATGTAGTTATGATAGCTTATCTGGTGGTGAAAGATGTAGGATTTGTTTAGCGATAAACCTTGCTTTAAGTGATATTACATGTAAAACTTTAGGAGACTCGTTTTCCATACTTATGTTAGATGAAATATTAACAGGTTTAGATTCTTCAGGTAAGACGCAAACTATGAGATTATTAAAAGAATTAGAAGAAAGATTTGATACAATATTTGTAATAGATCATACAGAAGAATTTAAGTCATTATTCACAAATAACATAACCATTACCAAGAAGGGTGGTTTTTCAAATATTAATCAATAGGAGGATTATATGAAAATGTTTAGTTTATTAGTATTAAGTTTATTGGTGTTTTCATCAGTAGTATTCGCTCAAGAAGTAGATGTTGCTAGTTATAGTGATTTCTTTACTTTTCTTTTTAAATCTATTGGAGATTTTAAAGGAGCTTCAACTCTAGGAATTATTGTTATCGCTTCGCAAATTCTACTTAAATTTGGTCAGAGTCAATTTGGTGAATTATTAGGCAAGTATAAATTATTATTTATCTCTCTATTCACTACTATAGGTACTCTTGTTGGTCTTATGGTTGCAGGGAATATAGCTTTCTTACCAGCTTTATTAAGTGGTGCAGGACTTACTGCTTTTCAAGTTTTAGGTCATCAAGTCTATAAACAATTTGTTGTTAAAAAATAATATGAATATTATAGCTTTATCTATAATATTATTTATTGTTAGTTGTGGGAATGTACTCGTTAAAGATTCGAGTATGTCTTCTTTTGATGCTAACTTCACTACTGCTGAATTTTCAGTTTGTGGTGAAGTTCATCATGGACTAGCAATTTGCTCTATTGAAGAGGGTGAATTATATAGTAATCTTAACTTGAATATTCAAGGGTACTATAACGGACAGATTAAGATCTCTTCTCCTGATTGCCTATTAAGCTCTCCTGAAGTCTTAAGATATACTAGCAATCAAACCATACCTGTTGTGATTGCAGGAAGAGTAATTAAGAGTTGCGTGATTGAATTTGTAGTTATGCCTGAGTACCCCAATGCTGATAAGACACCTATCGAAATTCATAATTTTAAAGGATTAGTTTATATAAAAAAGATTCCTAAAGGATCATATATTATAGCAAAATCTTTTAAAGTTAAGCAGCTTAGTAATATAGATATATCTATTAATGTTAAAGAGTATAATGGAGAAGCTAGATTAGTTTTCTTTGGCTGTGAGAGTAGTTTTGATTCTACTATTACTTTTACTAATGGAAGATATAACTTTAACTTAAGCGATATAATGCCATTATCTTCAGTAAGAAGTTGCATATTAAATGGTGCATTAATTATGGATGATACTCAGATTAGATTAAGTTATCTTATCAATGTATATGATAGAAAATTTAATCAATTAAGTGTTCCTTCATTAAAAATTAAAAAAAATAAATTACATGTTAATGCTAATAGTTCAGTTAGTGTTATTTCTCTTGATAAAGAGTATGTAATGAAAAGAAAAGTAAAGTTTAAGTTTAAGCATGACCAAAATCATATCCTTAGACTTATGACTGTCAAAGGAAGGTCAGTCATAGGTTTATGGGATATTGATAATCAGAGGTTTAAATGGATTCAATAGATATTGGGAAGGTTATTAAGTTAATTCAGAGTATCGCAACTACAACTCCTCAAGGTCTTATGATTAAAGGTGGAGTAGTTGTACTTATTATGATTGCCTTTTTCTTATTTAAGAGATGGCTTAAGAAACAAGCTATCAAAAAAGCACAAATTAAGACAGAAAAAAGACGAAATGAAAACCAAGGACAGGTAACAATCGAAGCTGAAACTATTTCACAAGATGCTGAAAATAGCGAAGATAGAATTGAAGACCTGTTTAACGACTAATGAATATCTTAGGGCTAGACCTCTCAACTCATTCAGGATGGGCCTTATTAAATGATAAAGGTGATTTGCTCCATAAAGGAATAATAGAACGTAAGCCAGTAGGAAATCAATCTAGTATTATTTATCCAATTAACTTTATAGATATGGCTAACTCAATGGCTTTTGCTATAAAAAATCTAATAAGAATATATGGTGTCGATTGGGTAGTTATCGAAGAAACGAATCAGATGGCCAGGAATAGGTACGATCAAAAGAAATTAGAATTTATTCATTTTGCAGTTAATACTATGCTTTTTAATGAAGATAATAAAATTGAAAGATTCTATCTATCAACTTCAGAATGGAAAAAACTTCTTCATATAAGAATGACTAAAGAAGATAAGGCACATAATAAATTAGTTAGAGAGAAGAAAGCTAAAGGCAAGATAACAGGTAAACACTTATCAGTTAGAGAAATGAATACTTTTTTTGACTTAGAACTTTTAATAAAAGATAATGACATAGCTGATGCTTTAGCTTTAGTTTCAGCAATTTTAATAAAAAACGGATTACTAGGGGATGAAAAATGGATCAAACAAGCGAACAAGTAGAAGAAACAATTAATGATTATGTAGATCAAGAAGCACATACAGATGATTCTTTACAAGATTCAAGTAAAGGTAAAATTAAGAAATTGTTTAGAAAGCTTGAAGACTCATTCCAAGAGAAATTAAAAAACCAACTTAGCTTTATTAATAATCAAATCAAAAAAATAGAAGAAAGCTTAGATAAAAAATATGGTGGGATGTATAAGGTTTTAATTCATGAGTTTTTAACTAACCAAGAAAGTAAAATCTATAATATAGAACTCCTATCTCAAGCAACAAGAAATCTTTTAGCTGATCATATATATAATACTTTAGGTGCTAACAAAGACTCTTCAAGAGAAGACTTCATGAAGGAATTTAATGTTAAATTTCAAGAAGAAATGAAAACTATAAATGATCAAGTTTCAGCTAAACTAAAAGAGGAATCTAAAGATGCTAAACAAGATGCTCAAAAAGAAGAAGCTACAGCCTAAAATTGAAATTAGTGAAGATGATGTTGAATATGCTAAACATATTATTGATAACATCTTCACACCCAAGCTTAAGAAAGACTTAGATAAAATAAATGAACATCTTAAGGAAAGAGGTGTTCGTGCTGGAATAGAGATCCAGTGGTTCTTTGACAAGGAATAGTTATGAAAATGAGAAGCTTCTTATTCCAATTCGGAAAATGGAATAAACAACCTAAAGAAATAAAACGTGTAATAAGTTATGTTCTTAATAATTATGAACTTAAATATGCTGAG